TCAGTTGCCGGGGATCGCGACGCTTAGGCGATCGATGGCGCAGTGCATGTCGAGCAGGCGGTCGATCGATGTTGATGCCATGTCGTGCAGGATGCCGAAGAGGCCGCTGCCCGCAGTGGGGGGAGTTACAACGGACTTGTCGACTGTGGGTGATGGGCCAAGGATGCGGTCGACGAGAGGGAGCAGGCGAGCGTGCAGGCGATCGAGTTCGGCATGCAGGCTTGCGAGCTGGTCGAATGAGGGATGGGCGGACGACATGACGTGTTTGTCGAGAGATGTGACGCCGGCTGGTTGAGTGTAGTTCATTGATCGGTCTCCGTGTGGTTAGGTTGATGGGGTGCAGGACGCACCCCATCCAAGAGCGTCAGAGGTGCGTCAGCACTTCTTGCCGCCCTTACCCTTCATGGGCTTCTTTGCCATGGTCTGGGGTCTCCTTGTGATGGCGGGCTATTTTGATTTGCTGCCGCGCGCCTTGGCAGTTGGTCTGGACTTGGGGCCGGCAGCCTTGCGGTTGCCTTCGGGGTTGCCGGGCAGGATCTTCTTGTTGGATTTGATGGCGGCTTTGGAGCCTGGGAGTGATTTGGCCATGGTCAGTTTCCTTTGAGATGGTTGGTGAGGTGGCGTCGTTTTGGATTACCGCTGCCTTTGGCGCGGGTCTTCTTGAGGGCGGAGCGGAGCAGGCGCGAGGCGCCGGTCCGACAGGACATGGAGGCGGAGCATTTGAAGGGCGTGCGGCAGGTGTCACAGGGGATCATGGCGAGTGTGTCCTTCGATCTTCCATTCGATCATGCGCAGAAGGCCGAGCGATTCCATCGTGTTGCAGTTGTATGGGATGTAGTTGATGGTGATCTCGCCGTCGACGTCGAGGCCATGCCAGCCGATGACGACGCGCTCGAAGCGTTCGGGGTGGAGTTCGGCCCAGGTGGCAAGTTCGCGGAAGCGTTCGGCCACGGTGACGTTCTCTTTCCAGATGGGCAGCATGACGACGTTGCTCATGTGGCCTCCTTGTCGATGGTGGTGTTCAGCCAATCGACCATGTCCAGTTGGGCAGTGTCGTCCGATGCGATCGCGTGTGGATCGTGAACCTCGGGAGTGGCGGGTATTGTGTTGGGGGAGGCGGCTGGCAGTTCGGTTTTGATGCCGATGGAATGGAGGAAGGCCCGGTAGAGGTCGAGCCATTCGTGGAGGCGCATGATGACAAGGGAGTCGGAGATGTCGACGTTGGACTTGCGCGAGATGATGGCCATTCGGTCGGGCGAGTTCTTGCCGCGGATCGAGCGGGTGGCTTGACGGATGGCATCGTCGAGCTTGAGACGTTCGGTGCGCTTGCATTCGGCCCAGATGCCAGGGACGCCGGTCAGGTCGGCCCAGCCACCATGACCGAAGGCAGAGGATGCGCCGCCGCCGGAGAGGGGCGTGCGCCAAGCCACGTTGCGGCCACCATGGAGCATGTCGTTGAGGTACTTGGCCACCTCCAGCTCGTACTTGTCGCCCTTGCGCTTGGCGCCTTTGAGGCGACGCAGCAGCTTGGTCTTTTCAGCAGGGGTGAGCTTGGTTTTGCGGGGCATGTCAGATCCAGGAGGAGGGGAGGCCGTCATCCAGGGAGGAGCGGCAGGTGTCGCAGATGTATTGGTTCTTGGGGCGGGGTTCGGTCGAGCGGCAGTGGAGGCAGGGGCGCGACCATTTTGGGTAGGTGCTGTCCAGATGGGCGGCAGAGAGGACGTATTTGGCGCCGGGGAAGTAGGCGATGTCGTGGCGCATCATGAAGCGTTTGAGTGTATCGATGCAGACGCCGAGGTGACGGGCCATCGAGTTGAGTGGCTTGCCGTCAGAGTAGGCTTGTCGAACCCAGTCGAGCTGGTCGAGGGGGATGATTGATTTGCTCATCGCCAAGTCCGTGACGTAGGGGCGTTGCGTCAGGAATCTTGGACGGAAAGCGTAGACGAAAGTTGTTATGTGTCAACAACTGCGCACAAGTGGCGGCGCGGAACGGGCGCGAAGCGGCCGGTCCGGGGAGGATCTATTGGATCGGAAGCCCCCACCCCCGGAGAGGGGTGGGGCGGGCTATTCAGATCAGGGGTAGACGGTGACGTTGCGGCAGTGGTCGTAGGCCAACGTGTAGTTGTTGCTGTCCGTGCTGTACCAGTGCATCGCTGCTTCAAAAGTCTCAGACGTTTTGTAGCCACCGAAGTATTGGATGGCGAGAACGCGTTGGTCAGTTGGGACTTCCGCATCCATGCGATCGGCCATGCAGGCGGCGCGGCTCCATGAGATGGAGGGGTCGTTGGCCACGATCCCGCGGGTCAGAGGGCTGCCCTTGTCGGCCTTGCCGGCGATGAAGCGGCTGCCGATGATATTGACCTGTGGCGGTATGGTGCAGCCGGCCAATGCGATCAGGGCCACGGTGAAGATGCGGAAGTTCATGGTCGCCTCGCTGTCAGATAGACGTTGTCAGAGTTAGGCGTCGACTCGACAACGTCAAGACAAAAACGACAGACTCCGGTCAGGTGACGAGCGAATGGCAGTTGCAACCGACACGCTAAGTTGCTGAACTGTAACGACTAAAGATAGGAAAATAAATGTACTTGACAACCTAAGTTGTTAGTCCCCCTACTACCCCCTATAGTATTATCGAATCGATGTAGCTTTCGGACGAGGGGGAGGGGGGTGTTACCCCCTCCCCTCAGTCGATCCAATCGATTGTAATTATAAGACGCGCGCGTGCGTGTATCACGCGAGCCATGCGCGCAGAGTGTTGACGCTGACGTGCAACCGCTGGGCGATCTGGCGAATGTCGGCGCCCGCCGCCCGCATGATCAGGGCCTTCTGCTTCTTCGAAGCGGAGCTAACGATGTAGCGTGACCCGTCGTCGCGCTCCGCCCATCCGACATACTGCGTCTCATGATTCTCGGTGAACTGGCGGACCTTACCGAAGGCCAGTTCCTGCACCATCAGCAACCGGCTCTCCGGCTCCAGCCTGTTCTCCATGTAGGCCCACGGCGACCAGTCACGACCGGCGGCGTCTTCGATCGAGAGGTTGCTATCCAGCAGGCCGGCATGGCGCTTCGCATCCTCCTTCTTTTGATAGACGTTGGTCACATAGACCTGGGTGTCGATGTCGGTAAGCTGCGCCGTGTTGCCGGCTTCGCGCCCTAGGCCGTCCTCGCCTGGCTTGTTCCTGTGATGCAGGGCCACCACGGCTGGGCCGCGCGATGAGATCCCCTTCATCAACTGGTTAACCGGCGCCCAGCCCTGTGGCTTGTTCTCCTCCAAGCCAGGCCAGGCCGATCGGATGGTGTCGATCACGACGACGTCTGGCTGCACCATGTTCAGGAGCCTGGCCAGCTTGTTCACGCCGGCCTGATCGTTGAGGCGCATATCCTTCAGCTCGTCATCGTCCATGAGGCCGGGCGACCAGATCTGAAGCCGATCGCCTGGGTTGCCGAAGGCCGAAGCCATCTCCTTCATGCGCTGGATGATGGTGCGGGACGGGTTCTCATAGTCGAGATAGAGCGTCCTGACCGGACGGCCGCAAAGATAGGGGCCGAAGTGGCTGGCGCCGGCCGTCATGGCGAACAGGGCGCCAAGGGTCGTAAAGCTCTTGGCGTGGCCGTTGAAGCCCACGATCTGGGTTATGGTACCTTTTGCCACAATCGGGTCCAGGACGAACTCCTGGGCCTTTAAACGGGCTTCTGCGGCCGGTACGTCGGAGAGCGTGAAGAGCCGGCCGGTGGGCGCAAGCGGCAGCGGCTCCGGGTCGGCCTCCGGTAATTGCGGGGTCGTGCGTTCAGGGTGGTTACGTGCCTCCATTTGCAGCACGCTGTTGACCTTGGTCTTCAGCCACCGGTTCGTCGCGGGCAGGGCGTCATAGCCGCCCTCAAACATGGCATCGAGCATGTTCACGGCGAGATCGAACAATGTCTCCGGGTCGGTGACGCCGCGGCTCGCCTGCTCCCCGAGATACTTGACCATCCATGGGTCGGTGCCGTAGCCGGCATGGCGGGGGATCTTGCCGCCAAGGGAGGCGGCAAGCTTGGCAAGCTGGTCCCAGACAGGAATGCCGACGTCTGACTTTTCCGTCGATACTGTCGCCAGGCTCATCTTCGAGAAGTTGAAGTCGTCGTCGACTTCCATGAGTGTCGGCTTCGACCCCGACCAGACGTCAAGTTCATCGAAGTCGATCATGGAAGGCAGCCAGGCATACTGGTGAGTGGCCACCCCATCAGCATTGAACTTCACGGAAGGTGGGACCAGCACGTAGCCGCCGTCGCCACGGAAGTCGAGGCCCTTCACCTTCGGCCAGTCGTGCCCGACACCGCCGGCTTTGTTGGCGAAACGCTGACTGCTGCCTGGGTGCCGCCAATAATAGTGCTTGCCACGGGTCGTCTTGACTTGGATCTGCGATGCAAGGCCATTGGCCTCGGCGTAGGCAGACGCCACTTCGTTGTCGGCGTCCACCACGACAATGCCAGAGACGGCGCCGGTCGCGACGCCGAGATTAAATACCTGGACCATCTCGCCGCTCTCGGTCGCGACGCCATGGTGGAACCATTGCTCGATCTGGTCGAGGCTGGGCGGGCTGTCCTGGAAAGCCTTCCAGGGGATGAGGGGCTTTTTGTTCTCGATGCTGATGGGGATCAGCGACCAGCCACGGTCAAGATACTCAAGGGCTGCGGAATAGAGATTACTCTGGAACGCTTCCAGCGCACTGGTCACAGTCATCGTCAACCTCAACGAAATATTTGTCCAGGTTGACGGGGAAGCTCGCCTTGATCTTGGCCAATAGCCGCATCGTGATGTTGCCGCTGGCAGCCATCCGGTAGAGATGGGTCCTATGGATACCCGTCCTGTAGGAGACGACGGTGCCTCCGCCACAGTCGCGGATCAGCATCATCAAATCAAACCTGAGAGTCTTGGGGCCTTTTCTCTTCGTCGTCTTCATTGCCGCGCTCGCGGCTTCCCCGTCGCATCAAAAAAATAACATCTACGTTGTCATATATCAACAACGATAGTTGACCTGTGACGACATCTACGGTACATCTGTCCTGGCCGGGGCTGCCGCCGACTGACCAGACCTCATATCGGCTTCCCCATCGTAGCCCCCAAGCACGACGCAGCCCCGGCGCCTTACCGACACGGAGACCAATAGCAATGGCATTCGCCTGGGAAACGGACAAAGAGCGGGACGAACGGGAAGAGCTGATCCGCCGCATGATCCAGCTCAAAGAATCAATCAAGCGCGACAAGGAAGACCTCGATACCTGCCTGGATGTTCTGGAGCGGGACATCTTCAAGCAAGCCATCGAGGCCGAAGAGACGATCCGAATTGGCCGATACCTCATCACCAAGAAGCCACAGGCGCGCGTGACGTGGGATCAGAAAAAGCTGGTCGACATCCTTGATGCAAGGTTCCCGCACGGCGCCTTGCCGGCGGGGATCACGACCTCGACAACGATCGAAGTTGATGAAAACCTGATCACAACGCTGCCGTCGTCTGACTATCACACCTTGCTCAACGCCAAGGTCGCGAAGCGCATCAAGCCCAAGTTCATCTTTCAAGAAGCAGCGGAGGAAGAGAAGGCATGAAGCCCAAGAACACGGCCGACCACACCACCAGCTATCGCAAGCTGCTGCTCTACGCACATCATGGGTGGGGCAAGACCACGCAGATGAAGCATTACCAGTTGGCCTACGGCCCTGGTCTGATCCTGAGCGGTGAGAGCGGCCTGTCGTCGATCCGTGGTGCCGGCATTGACTACTTGCCGTTCACGTCATGGGACGGAACGCATGACCCGGCCAACGACAAGTATTCCTTCAAGGAGATTGTCCGGTGGATCGCAACGTCGAGCGAGTTCCGCGACGCGCAATACAAATGGATTGGTGTCGACTCCCTCACCGAGCTGAGCGATATGGCCCTTGCCGAGATGAAGGTCGAGGCTGAGCGCAAAGCTGCGATCGGCAAGGGCAAAGTCAACGGCTTCGAAGTCTGGGGCGACTATGCCGCCCAGATGATCGGCGCCTGTAAATGGGTCAGGGATCTGCCGATGCACGTCATCGTGACGGCACTCGCCAAGGAACAGACCGACGCAAACAACGACGTCGAGTACTGGCCGATGGTGGCAGGCAAGCAGGTCCAGCAGCAGCTTCCAGGCATTTTCGATTGCGTCCTGTGCGGCGTGCGCAAGACCAGCGGCGATCCTGAGAACGGTGCCGTCGTCGAACGGTACATCATCACCGACGAAGTGAAGGGCTGGCACGGCAAGGTCCGGGACGAAAACCATCGTCTCCGTACTGTCGAGCGTGCGTCAGACGTCACCAAGTTGTTCAAGCGCATGGACATGACCGACGTCGACTACGCCAAGTGGCTGGCCACGGCGGTCGCTGATCTGAAGAAGAAGGACTGAGCAGATGAACTTTTCATTTCGCGATCTCAACTTGCGTGACATCGAAGTATCCGGTCCGTCTCTGACACCGGGTAGCCACATCGCCAAGGTTGCCAAAGCCACCGTCGAGAAGACCCGGAAGGGTGGTTTCCAAGTCGTCGTTATCTTCAAGGAGATTACGACCGGCGCCATGATCTCCGACTATATCAACGTGGCGGTGCCGTCGTCGGAGGAGGCCACCAACATCGGCCGTTCCCGCCTGAAGGCGCTGCTCACCTATGGCGGCCATCCGTCGCCGGATAAACCGGGGGACATCACCTCCCTGGTCGGCCTGACGGTCGGCATCAAGGTGAATGAAGAAGAGTACGAAAAGGACGGCGTGAAGAAGAAGGGCGTCAAGCTGCTGCGCAGCGGCGCCTACTTCGATCCACGTCAGGCCGGCGGCAGCGATGCTCCCGAAGGTCGGTTCGCGGTATCGTCGCATCGCAACAATGCTTCTGAATTGGACGATGATTTGCCGTTCTGATGAACATCGTCGAACTCATTGACCGAGCCTATGATAACGACGCGGAAGAAAAGCCGCGTCGTTACATCGGCGCTTCGATCGCCGGCAGCCCATGCGACGCCTATCTGGAGCTGTCGTTACGCGGCTTCCCCGACAACAAGATCAAGCCGCGGCTGCGGCGGATCATGTCGCTTGGCCACAAGATCGAAGACATTGTGATCGCCGACCTGAAGAAGGCTGGCATCAATGTCATTGAGAAAGACTTTGCGACCGGCAAGCAGTTTACCTATCAAGCATTCGGTGGCCACGTCACCGGCCATGCTGACGGCATCATCGACGCCGAAGGGGTGGCCATCCTGCTTGAGGTCAAGTCGATGGGTGAGAAGTACTTCGATCAATTCCTTAAGTTTGGGGTGAAGAAATCGCACCCAAAATATTTCGATCAGGTCCAAACGATGATGGGCCTGAGCGGGATGCGCGAGGCGATGTTGGTTGGCTACAACAAGAACACGTCTCAATACGGTTATGAGGTTGTGCCCTTCGATGAATTCCACTTCATGGCGCTGAAGGTCCGGTTCGAGAAAATCTTGAACGGTGGAGCGCGACGGGCGGCGTCTGACAATTCAGACTGGCGATGCCGTGGCTGCTTCAAGTCGGATGCCTGCTGGGGGAAGAAGGAGCCACCCGTGACTTGCGCATCCTGCAAGTTTGCGTCGCCGACATTGATCGGCGGATGGGATTGCGGGCAAGGGCAGTCGACGTTGTTTGGCCCATGCCGGCTCTACCAAAAATTCGAACCGCAGGAGAAGAAATGAGCGAGCAGCGAATTTCGGTGAACCGCGCTTTGACATTGCTCGGCGTCGGGACCACGAAGCTTTACAGGATGTGCCGTGACGGCACGTTGAAGTTCCATGAGTACGAGCGCAAAGAAACGCGCAAAGGTGGCTGCACCCCAGGCCGGTACTTCCTGATGAAGGATATCGAGGCGTGTGTGATGGAAAACAGCTTGCGACCGACGCTCGCATTTCTGAACCGTCATCGCGTACGCGGTCCTCTGGTCGGCGGCAAGTCGAATATCAAATGATCACCGACGACGAGCGTAAGAGCTTCGGGTGGCTCGGCCGCATACCGCCTGAGATTGTCGATGCGTCACGGGACATCGTCGAGAAGTGGAAGCTATTAGCGTCTGATGCAAAGCAAGTGGCCAAGATGCAGCAAAGTCAGAAGAAGATCGAGCGTGCCAAAGCGATCGAACGTAGGTACTACGATTTACTGGAGTATGCACGACATGCAAAGCGACAAGACACCGAGGGAAGATCTGACGGAACTTGAATGCCACATCTCATTTCTGCGCCACAGCATTGAGTCGTGCCGTGACCGGATCGCGGAGATCGAATTCAACACCAGCATTTGTGATGAGCGTGAGATCTCCGCCCTTGCCAAGGACAGGCACAAGGCAATGGACAAGCTCCGCCACCTTCGCCGGGAGCTGAATGAGTACGACATGAAAGCCATCAAGCTAAAAGGAGAGATCGATGCCGATGTTGATCGCGCTCGACGGTCTGAGTGGGTCGGGCAAAACGACGGTCGCTAACTATCTGACCGAAAACCACTGCTTCATTCGCTATCGCTTTGCTGAGCCGCTGGTGCCGATGCTGAAGCTCATCGGTCTGACTGATGCGGATCTGTCTGAACCAAAGCGCCGGCAACCGCACGATCTGCTGGGCGGCAAGACGCCGCTTGATGCGCTGCGTTCGCTCGGCATTGATTGGGCGCGTGACATGATCGACAAGAATTTCTGGGCACGCCACTGGCTGCGCACCACCCCGACGAGTGTGCGCGTGGTGGCGGACAACTGCCGATTTGATAACGAGGCCGAAGCGGCGATGTCCATAGGCGGCAGCGTCTACCGAATCATTCGTCCCGGCATTACACGCGAGAACCACCCGGCCGAAGCTGGCGTGTCTGACAGCTACATCGATGGCATCATCGAGAATGATGGGTCGCTGGAAGATCTCTACGACAAGATCGACAAGATCGTCGGGGTTTAATGGCGTTGCTCCCTGACGTAGACTGGCGACGGGTTAACCCCCGTCGCCTTTTTTATGACGACGGGCAGTCGTTCTCACACGAGCAGACCCAGATCCCGTTATGTCGGTCTATCTGGTCTGCCAGACGTTTTGGCGTTGCCGACCGGTCGAAGTAGATCGCCATGTCTACCTGGCAAAGCGGGTCAGCTTGGATCGCCTTTGTCATTGCCGAATCTGTCGCGCACGCGCTGAGACCAGACGCCAGCATCAGCACCATGAGGCGCATCCATGGCATCTGCTGCCTGCTTCGATTTGGCCAATCGATCGAGAATCGCATCGGTTCCCTCCGCGATAGCTTGGGCTTCACCGGCTTTGATGAGTTGGCGATCGCCGAGCCACTTGGCAAAGGCGCCAAGCAGCTTGACGAGGCCAGTGGCGACCGCGAGCCATTCCATCAGGAGGCCGGCGCGGTCTTCTTCTTGGCGAGAACCGACCAGACGACGCCAGCGATGGCGATCAGGCCACCAACGGCGGTCTGAAGCATGCCGTCATCGAGGTAGCCCTTGGTCACAAGAACGCCGCCGACGCCGGTCAGGACATGGCGAACGATACCCAGGATTTGATCTTGGTTCATTTGTAGGTTTCCCATGGAAGTTGGTAGTGGGGTCCATCCTTCAACGACGTCCAGTCCCCGCCCCACTCGATGGGGACCTTCACGTTTGCCGCAGCCTGCTTCATGACGTGGCTGAACTTCTCATAGAGAGGCCAGTCCCAGCGCACTTCACCGCTGACCTTGATCGCGACGTCGATGGCGTGGCCATCCAGATGACGTGACTTCATGGTCTGGCTGGCACCGGCAGCGACAAGCTGCTTTTGTCGTTCGACTGAACGCAGACCTTCGGTGATGATGAAGTCGACGTCTGAGATGTTGGCGGCTTCCTTCACTACCCGGACAAGATCCGGGTGGACGCCGATCAGCTTGCCTTCGCTACGCATGTCGAGATTCACAGCCATAGTCATCGCTCCCACGGGTCAGAGTTGGTAGCCGTCTTGTCACCGGCAATCGATTTCACGATGGCTTCACGGATATCCTTCTGGCCACCGATGAACGGGATGCGTTGAGCTATCTCACGAACGGCCTGGCGCTGTCGTCCTGTCCCATCCGCGCCGCCGATCGCTGCTTCCGCGCCGGAAGCGATGTTCATTGCCCCCGTAAAGTCGCCGACCGACGGGCCGAAGATGTAGGAGAGAACCCGCATCTGCCCGTAGGCACCGTTGTCGATCTGCGCGGCCTGGTTGTAGAGCAGGTCGCCGATCATGCCGAGGCCACCCGAAGAGATCAGACCCTCGACATACCAGGACAGGAAGTCCTGGCTGGTCGTGCCGCTGTCTTTCTTCCAGCCGAACTCCGCCGCCATTGCGTCGGTATTGTGGATGCGGAACTGGCGGCTCTGCTGGTCCTGGCCACCCCGAGATTGGGCGATGTCGCGGACGGCAGACGTCCCGGCGCCGAAAGCGGCACCCGCGCTGAGCAGGTAGAGCAGGGGCTTCGGATTATTTGGGAACTCCTTGACGGTCCAGGCCGCCAGCTTCGCCGCCATCAGCGGATAGCTCTTGAGCTGGAAGATAATCGAGCCGACCGGCGTCTGCGCCCAGAGCGGAATGTCGTTGTGGTTCGGTGCGAACACCGCCTCGTTGGCGAACTTGATGATCGCCATACGGATGCGATCGTCGTTGGCCACAACGTCTTGGTCAGAGATCAGCTTGGCGCCAGGCCGGGCATAATCATCGAGGCCGTAGTACCGAAGGTAGCGCATCGCCTGGCGGTACTGGCGGGTGTTGGTCTGACCGTTAACGATCATCCGCATCGCCCGCTCCTGTTCGGCGATCAACGATTGGTGGCCAACAGCCCCGGCGATCTGGCGGGTCATATCGGTCCAGGGATTGAGCAGGTTGGCGTGGAACATGGCGTTCGAAATGCCGCTGCCGTCCGTACCGTGGATGGTGGCCAACGAGTCATGAACGATGTTCTCGATCGAGACGCCGACATTGCGCATCATCTTGCGATAGGCGTCGTCGCCGGCAAATTTCGCAAAGCCTGACAGCCAAGCCTTCATGTTGCCGCTACGGATAAGCGGCATCACCAGGTCGGGGAAGCTGGCCACCGTGGCATAAGGCAGCAGGGTGACGGCGTTGAAGTTTCGGAGGAACTTCGAAGTGTGGGCCAGCGGCCGGTGGAATGCACCGCGGGCGAAGGGGCGACCCTGGTAGGACGCCATCATGTCGTCCGTCCATTCGCGCTCGGACTGGCTGATGGCATTCCCTTGGTCGCCGAAATCGGCCAATCCCTCAACGATCATCTTGGCCCGAAGCTGGGTGTCCTTCAGGGTGTCGAGATCGGTCCGAGAATAGCTCATGAGCTGGTCGAACGCCGCACGCTTGGCTTCTTCCGTACCGCCACCATCCTTGATAATGCCGAAGATCTCATCTGCGATACGCCGAGCTTCCGCCGGGTTGGATGTGATGCGGTCATAGATCCGGCCAACCAGCTCGTTGTCTTCCATGCCGCCGCCGAGACCTGGCGCCATGAACCGGCTGCGCAGGATCTTGTTCGACATGAGCGTCTGGGCCACCCCATCGATGCCAAAGTCGCGCACCAGCTTGTAGGTGTCGAAGCCGAAGTTCCGGGTTCCGAACCAACGTTGGTTCACGATCCTTCGGTTGGCAGCGTCTGAGTATTTGGCGACGATGCCCATCAGATTGTGATGGACGAAGTCGTAGAGGCCAGCCTTGTCCATCTCCTCCGGCGTGAAGGCCAGGACGCGCTGGAACGCCATGTCGATCTGGGCGTTACCTAGACTGCCATGCTCGTCGAGGTGGCTGATGGCATCGTCGTCGATCAGCTTGAGGACCAGCTTCTTGGCGCGGGCCTGTGCTTCGGCGGGGTCGATCGCCTTGGTGACTTGCCCGTCCTTTACCATCCGATCCCATTCCATCGTGAACGCCTTGGCGAAAGCGGAGATCGCCGCTTCAGGCTTCTCCTCCATGGCCTTGTTGTTCCAGACGATGGTGACGTAGCCGCCGCCGCGCTTCTTGCGGATGTCGCCGATCTTCACGCCGGCATCGCGCATTTGGCTGAGCTTCGCGTCGAAGAAGCTGGCAATCTTCTTGGCCGCCGCGGCTTCCTCTGGCTGGAGCTTTGTGAAATCACCGCTATCGAGCGCCCGGAAGATGCGGTCGTGGCTTGCCGGCTGACCAACGTCCATGTAGCCGAGGGTGAAGAACGGCCGGCTGTGGCGGAACCACTTCTTGAAGAAGCCGCCGGCATCCGGGAGCTTGCCCAAGATGTCATAGATGTCGGCGATGTCGCGGCCGGTCATCTGATGGACCATGGGGTACAGTTCTTCGCCGTATTTGGCGAGGACGTTCTGGTTGGTCTTGCGCAACCGGCCACTGTTGTTGACCAGTTGGAGTGGTGCCCCGAACCGGGCGGGCGTCTGCATGTCGTCGACGGTTGGCTGTTCCTGACGAAGCATCTTCTTCATCAGGCCGACAAGATCGGCCGGCACGCCGAAGTTCTGTCCGTCGACAGCCAATGGGTAAGTGGCCTTGGGATTGATCGGGTGGCTGGTGTCCATGATGGCGCTGGTGAACTCGCCACCGAACTTTGGCGCTCCGTCTGGTGCGTCTTCCGGTTGGTCGGGTAGATCGAGGAAGTCGTCGTCGACCGGGCGGACATCGGCTTCGTTGAAGACCAGGGTAGCGCCGTGGCTGCCATGGTCGAGATTGACGCCGTGGTAGCCGTTCTCCTTCAGGATGCCGGTGATCACGCGCTGCGCCCCTTCGCGGCTGACGCCGGTACGGGCGGAGATCGCGTTGGCGAGGACGTCCCGGAGAGCGGCGCCAGAGATCGTGGAGCCGGAGACCCGGCTGGCGGCGTCTGGTGACACCAGCCCTTCGGCTACCAGGCTGTCAGTCAGACGTCGGACAAAAGAGTCGCCTGGCTGATAGGTGGCTAGGCTGGACAAGTCGGCAAAGTTGCCGTCCTTGACGAGGACGTTTTGGACGGCAGAGGGAATATCGACTCCGACGCTGGTGCGGAGGTCGCTCATCACGCCGTCGATCTGCCCATTCAGGAAGCGGATTGTCCCGACAGCCTCCGGCGACCGGGTCGACCTGAAGGTGCGGTAGGCTTGGGCAAGCTGGCTGTTCAAATCTTCGAGGGCCGAGATCTGGTCAAGTAGGCGTGACTTCTCGGGGATGTCCTTGCCACTGGCCATGACGTCCGAGCGCAGGGTGTCCACGTCGACCAGGGTCTCAGGCGAGGCGATCTCGGCGCTGTCCAGAAGGTAAACGCCGTCCGGGCTGCGCGCCAGCTCGCCGTCAACCGGCCGCGACATGATGTGGCGGTTCAGCTCCTCGATCGATACGCCGGCCCAGTTCGACAGGCGAGCGAGCTGCTGGCCAGTCTTGGTGGTCAGCGCCTCGTGCCCGGTATCCGATGCGAAGATCGGGGGCACAACACCATCGACCATGGAGACCACGTCAGAGACCGGCCGGGTGCGACGAATGTTGCTGAACATATCGCCGTACCAGGAGGTATGGCGGAACGCCCGGCGGGCGCTGTCATTGCCGAGAAGGCCATTGAGCAGATAGGCAGCTTGCTCCGTCATTGTGTCGAGCTGCGCGCCGAGCTTGGCTGCCAGGATCGGGTTGGTTCGCTCCAGGTTTCCGGCGGCATCGATTGCCTTGGCGCGTCCAACATTGTCTGCGACATAGTTGGCCCAGGCATTCCCGAACCAATCGATGGCGTCCTTCTCTGTTCCGGTGCCGCCATTGGCCAGGAGAGCGCGTGTGATGTTGGCCACGTCGGCGTCGTTCATGGTCAGGCGGGTCATAAGCGAACCGACTTGGGCGCTAACTTCGGGTGATACCGAACGGCCGGCGGTTAGCGAGGTGGCGATGACGCGCAGGAGATCGCGCATCGAATTGAATTCGGCACTGTCAGACGTTGCAAGCTTGCCATGTTCTCCATCGGTACCGGCGATCTTCATCAGGTCGCTGGAGGTGACGGCATTCGGTGCGTCGAGAGTGCCAGGCTCCGCCCGGCCGATCATGTTGAACAGGCGGTAGGCCAAGGTCTTGGCGATGGCGTCTGTACGGGCGTCGCGGTTGGTCACCTTGCTGACCAGGTCGGCCAGGTCGGGACGGGTGGAGGCTGGTATGCCACCGCCATTGCCGACCCCGTGGCTATCGCTGATCTCTTGGCCAAGCCACCGCAACGTCGACATATTGCTGGGGCTGAGGAGCGGCGTGGCGTTCTGTCCATTGCCGATCGCAGTCGCCGCGCGGCGATTGTATTCGATCGCAATAGCCCGGACTCGGGTTCCGTCGCCCTTCTTCACGGCATCGAAGAAGGCTTCCGACAGTGCGGAATTGGTCTTGTCTTTGATCGTGTTGTAGGCGCTCGCCAGCTCGGGGGACATCTCGGGGCTGACATTGATCTTGCCGGCCTGTAGCCGCTGGCGCAGTTCAACGATCGCCGCCTTGCCACCATTGCCATCGCGCACGCGCTGGAAGAGCTGGGCATTGGTCGCAGTCTTGGCGTTGAAGGCGGCAGCCTTGGGGGCAGCCGCCGGCTTCGGATCGTTCTTGTGGCCAACATTGGAGATCTCGGCGGCGACCTGCTTTGCCTCGCGCTCAAGGCGGGCGTTCCGCTGTTTATGGGCGGCGGCTGCCTTGCCGCGCGCGGCGCCACGCTTCATGCGTTCTTCTGGCGTGCCGATGCGGACGATGTTGCCAGCGTCGGCATCGACCTGTGGGTCGACACGCAGCGACCGGCCCTCTGCCTTCTGCCATTCCCTGGCCACGGCGACCTGGGCGTCATGCAGCTCGCGCGACAGGTCAGACGACAAAATATACAGTTGTGTGTGCTGCTCTGGTGTGTAGTCGCGGCGATCGAGGTTGATGCCGGTCAATGCCTCAGTCAGGCTCTTGGCTTCGCCGTCCAGACTGCCGGTCGATAGCGACAGGGCATTCTCGATATCGGCGACACCCTTCTGCTGGCGGAAGTGGACACTATTTTCCTGCATCCACTTATGGACGATGTCGAGGGTCTGGAACAGGTTTTCGCGGCTGAGGCCCTGGATGAAGTCCTCGTCGGTCGGCCGTTTGTTTTTCCAGCCGAAGAGGTATCCCTTCATGTCACGGCTGACGTCGTTGAGCGTCTGATCAAGGCGCTCCGGCGATGCGTCGCGCATGGCCAGATAGAGCTGCTTGCGCCAGTCATCCATGCGGGAGATCGCCGATGTCAACAGCTTCCCACGATTGGTCTTGAACTCCATCGTGCTGAGATCTGGGTTCAACTTCCAGATCGAGGCGATGCCCTTGTCGTCTTCGGACGGCAGCAGCGCGTCGAGGATCGGGACAAGATCTCGGTCAAAGAGTTCTAGTGCTGCTTCACTGTTGCTGTCGAGATACTGGAGGCGGAACAGCCCCATGATCTTCTTGGCAGCGTCCTTGATCAGCTCGGACATACGGTTGGCCCAAGAGCCGAACAGGCCCTGGATGCCTGGCACATCGCGCGGCGTGACGTCGCCTCGCCAATAGAGTTCGTTGTCCGCGTCGATACCGACGCGGCCATTCTTCATGAAGTACATGGTGTACTGGTCGGCCCAAAGCTCGGCCGGTGACTTGGTAACGCCACCATGGCCAGGCGTGATGTTTCGGCCGGTCAGACGTCCGGCCATCAGGGCGTCCTTGCCGTAGTAGTTCTGGAGCATGATGTTCCAGAAGTCCCGACGCTGGTCGATCGACAGCAGGTTGGCGTAGCTCCAGTGACCCAGCTCATGGATGAGGCGCATGCTGACCGGTTGAGCTGCGACGCCTGGTGTGATCTCGGCATCCCGGTTCGAGATGCCGATCGCATTGGCCAAGGTTTGGTCGCTTTTGGCGCCGATCTGTTCAGTGACCGAGCTGAGGCGGGTCGCCGCGTTGTTGCTGTCGGGGAAGAAGAACTTGCCGATCGTGTTAGAGCCGTCGTCAGCCAGCTCGACGATGGGCGGGATAGTCTCGCCCATGCCGGTGACGCGGCCGATGATGTCCATCACCGCCAGCCGTTCCTCTTCAGAATAGCTGGAGAAGATCGACTTTCCACGGCGCATACCCTTGGCGACGCGATCGGTTGATACCTTGAGCGGACCGGCCACCCGGTCATAGAAGACACGCTTGCGCCAAGACGGATACTTGATACCGTTGGGCGCGTACTTCTGAATGATGTCGTAGATCTGGTTGAGGCGCTGCACATGCTGCACCATCTCGGCGGTGCGGTCGGGCCACCCCGTATTCTCCATCTGCCACATGCGATCGTGGACGGCCTGGAGCGTGTTGAGGCTGCGGTCCCACTCAGGCACATCCAGCGGGTCGATGACCACGTCCTTGATGTTATCGAGGGTCAGAACCTTCCGTTCCGGCTGGCTCTCTTGCTTGACCCGGACTCGATCTTCCGGCGCGGCGTTCATGTAGTCGGGCAGTTCGCCGATCGGGCGGAACAGCTCAGACGCCGTCTTCGAATTGGATGGCGTACCCTCCGGCACGAAGCCGATTTCGTGGTTGCCCCATTTACCAACCATGTCGGCCACGGTCTGAGGTTGCCCAGACTTGACCTTCTTTACTGCTTCGACCCTGACCTGGCGTTCGACGCGCGACTCATTCTTGTTGCGCACGGCGAGCAGTGTGCCTTCCGGCAGATTGAAGGAGTTGCGATCGGCGGTCGGCACTGGCTTGGCCTGGACCGGCTTGGCAACCGACGCTTCCGCAGGAACAGCGGCTTGCTCACGATACTTGTTGGTCTGGCGCCAATTCAGCGGGTGTTCGTTGGTCGGCTTGTCGCTGACGGCGCGGGTGAGCTGGCCGTTATCGGCCGCTTCCTTGATCAGGCTGTCATAGATCTTGGGAAGCGCGCGCTTCAGTTCTTCGCGGCTTTGGAAGTTGGCCGTGGACTGGACGCCAAACTCCTTGGCCCAAGCCAGCGTGAGGCTGCCGTCTTTATTGATGGAGATGTGGCCGACCGGCGCACCGAGGAACTTCACGCCAACCCGACCTTCTGGCAGTTGGGTGTAGCTGAAGTCGCCATTGAGATCGACTTCGATACCGCCATGGTTCACAACCATTGGCGGGTTTTTAGCCTTCATCGGCATGTCGGGGCCGGTGACGCTGGGCGTTGCGTACTTCTGATTGATCTCTTCAAGCTGCTTGGTCAGGACACCAATGTCGCCGTGCTGCTTGAAGGCATCGACGGCTTGCAGGATCTCCTGTTGCTTCTGAGGCGCTGACTCACGGGCGCGCTCGGCTTCCGCCATACGGGCGGCTTCGGCATCCACGTCGGCAACCGTGGGTGGCACGGTCTCGATAGCTGGCGCGACGTCCTTGCGCTTCTCCAGCCGCAGCTCCTTGGCACGGCGGCGGATCTTGCGGCGCAATGCGCGGCGCTCCTTCGGCGTCGTCGGGTGTTCATGGCCGAACTCGGCGATGATCTGCGACGGGATGTGGCCGCGCAGCAGACGGGCTTCTTCGGCGACGAGGCCAGCCTCTTCTTTCTTGGTGGCGCTCTTATAGGTGGCGAGCAGCGCGCGGCGAACCTTCAGTTCTTCGTTGATCCGGGCGCGCGTGGCCAGTGGCCCGCCTTCATGGACAAGGCCGATCTCATAGGGGTGGCCAACGATCTTCGCCAGTTCATCCCGGTTGTTCTTTTCCAGGATGCCGATCATCTTCTCTCGGATCTTAGTCAGACGCCGATATTCTGGGTCGGCAGTGACGGCGTTCTCATCGCCGAGCTTTGCCTTGGCGGCGAAGACCTGGAGTTGTCGTTCGACTTCGTCGAGCTGGGATTGGGCATCGACGGCGCGGTTGTAGCCGGCGAGTGCGTCAGTGATTTCCTTGACGCGCGCTTCCTGCTTGGCGATCTGTCCAGCATATTTAACGCGCTTGACGTCTGACTTAACGATCTGGCCACTGGCCGCATCGATGTTCGATTGCTCGATGCCACGCGCGGCGGCTTCTTCACTGCTGTCGAACAGACGGACAAAGGAGTTGAGGAGGCCGAGATCGCTTTGCTCGGATTTCGGGAACAGCCGGCCGAAAAAGCCGCGCTCGTTCGACCGCAGGAAGGACTGCTCCTTGCCGCTTACCTTCCAGGAATTGTCGAGGCCGCGTTCCCAGATGCGGCCGGAGATGATGTCTTTGACCAAGACGACATGGCCGGTAGCCGGGTCGACACGGGTCACCTCGCCGACATAGATCGGCGTGTCGGAGTTGATGTTGGTCAGGGCCTCAGCATCGACGCCGGGGAACTCACCGGTCAGGCGGAAGTTGGAGCCAAGGGCATAACTCGCCGTCGGCTCGTAGTCTGGAATGTCGGTGAACTCAGAGATCTTGCCGGTGCTGTCGCCAGAAAGGCCAACGCCAAGTCCGATCGATTTGGGGTTTCCACCCAGACGTTCGGTCTCACGGCGGATGAAGTCTGAGACGTTGGTCTCCGCCAGGGAGACAATCCGGTTCCAGCTCTTATTGGTCTGCGGTGCGCCCTGCCACAGACGGTCGATGATGTTGTCATACATCTCCCCGGCTTTGACACGGACGTCGTTGGGGATGACGTTGCTCAGGAAGAAGCGGTACTTCCGCGGCTTCTCGCCGGTCTTGAGGCCGTTGACGGTAACGTCAGAGCCAACGCCAACTTCCATCCCTTGGCCGGTCGGTTCGCCATAGACGCTGCGGACCACCTCGCGGCGGAAATTCTCGCCGTAGTCTTGCTCGATCTTCTGGAAGATCTCGTCGATGCTGGCGCCAGGGTTGGCGCTGAACACCGAATAGAAGACATTGGTGACGCGCTGTTTCAGCCACTTGGCATGCTTGCGCATGACCCGATCATAGAGATCGCCGGCCTTGCCACTGGCCTTCACATAGGGGCCGAACTTGCCGAGATCGTAGGCGGCATCCATGCCGATATCGGCAATGGCCTCGTCCATGATGTTGCCGGCTTCGATGTCGAGCGCATGCTCGATCATGATCTGGTTGATCATCGCCTGGGTATCGACGTTGCCGCCGGCTTCTCGGGCCGCTTCGATGCTGGCCTCAAGCTGCGCCTGCACAACTTCTGGCGACAGATCGTTCTCACGTGCGAAATCTTCCAGACCTTCCGGGGTCGGGTCATATTCTTGGGTGACGTCGTTGGCCACCTGCTCGGTGAGCGCGGATGCTTTTGGCGTGGTACGCGGTTCGGCCGGGACGGCCACCAGGTTTGGAGCTGGTGCGGGGGTCGCCGCAGGTTCTGCCTGGCTCTTGATCGCGCGCAAGCTCGCCATATCGGCGCGCGCCTGGTTGACGGCGGCCGTGTCCCCAGCGCGGCGGGCACGCTTGACCTCGTTCACCAATCCCTGCTGGACTGCCTTGTGATCATAGGCGGCGTCGGCCAGGCGCTGATGCAGTGTCGGGCTGAGGTGTTCCTGCTCCGGGTTGGCCACCTCCGGCAGGACATCATGCAGCGAGGCGTCCTGTTCGATTTGCGACGGGACATCGACGCCGGTCTTTTCCTGGAGGGCGGCGACGGTCTGGGCGATCTTCGCGTCGAGCTGGTCCGGCTGGACATCGACCGGGTTCTCTAGGGTGACGCCAAACTCGTTGGCCGCCTTCTGCCCCTGGAGAGCGTTGAGATGTTCCTGGAGCTGATCCGGATCAAGGAAATCCGCCGGCACGACGCCGGGGGCAGGCGTTTCAGTTGGCGCGGTCGTAGCAGGCGTCTCAGGCGTCTGGGTCGCCGCCTGGTCAGGATTGGCTGGTGCCGCTTCCGGTGCCTGGCCGTCTGGGTTGGCCTGGTTGGTCTCGGCTTTGGCATCGGCGGTCAGCGGTTCGCTGAGGCGGCCACCATCCTTGACGGCATCGACCACGTCTTCGGTCGGGATCGTGCGGTCAATGTTCCGCTTGATCCGATCGAACATGAGCTGCCGGCGCTGGAGTTCCGACTGAAGGGCTTCCAGGCGCGATCGTGTTGCAGTGCGGGATTTGGCGTCGGCTGCCGGGCTGGCATGCTCGGCCTGAAGATCGCTGATCTCCGATTCGGTTTTGGCGCGCAGCTCGTCCCAATTGCGGACGGTATTGAGGGCGTCGAGGTTCTGGTTGAGTGCGTCGAGCTTAATCTTCCAGGCGCGGGCGTTGCTGATCTTGGCGGCCGTGTCGCCCTGGTGCCTGTTGATCTCGTCTTCGAGATAGGTCTTCGCCGCCTCCAGCTTTTCGACCTGCTGGTCGTTCAGGCTGCCAAGGCTGGATGTCGGCACCGCCGGGGCGGCCGGTGGTGTGTCAGCGGGCGGCGTCGGCGGCGGTTCACTGGCGACCTGGGCGGCCTTCTCGGCGGCAAGTGCCTGTTCTTTGCGGATGACGTCGCGCTCGGCCATGCCACTGAAGGCGCCACCGACGCCGCCGGTAACGCCACCAAGGGTGCCACCAAGGAGAGCGCCAGTGCCGGCAGCCTCCAAGCTGCGCATCGGGCTATAGCCGTCTTGCAGGCCGATCTCGGTATCGCGCGCCTGGAGCAGGGCGTCTTGGGCGGTCGAGACCGCGGCGTTGCTCAGACCCTCGGAAATGATGCCGTGCTTGATGCCGGCCTTGATGGAAGCGCCAAGGGTGAGATCCACGCCTTCCTTGGCCAGGCCGCGCATCGCCACCTTACCGGCGGCGCCACCTGCACCGAAGCCGATGAGGTTCAGCGGGTCGGCGACGAGACCAGGTACTGTATCGAGGATGACCTTGCCGAGGTCGTCGCGCTGAGGCAGAGCGTCGAAGAGAACTTGCATCCGGGCCATGCGGCCGGCTTGCTGCGGATCAGCATGGTAGGCATCCCAGACGTCCTTGCCCATACCGACGGTATTGGAGCCACGGAAGTTGCGGTCTTTGTAGAAGTAGTCGAGAAGCTGGGAGCTGTTCTGGAAGCTCGCACCATCGCGCGTCTTGTAGAACTGTTCCATGTCCGCCAAGACCTGCGGGTCTTTAAGCGCGGCAGCGGCAGATTCTTGATTGAGTCCTTCAGCCCAGCCGAGCGTGGGAGCCGCAGGGCCGGTCTCCTGCCCAGGGACAATTGCTTGGGACAGGATCTTATCGAGGCTTTCCATCCGGTTCTCCAGTTTTCCGAATGGCGCGATTCTAGGTGTGGCCGGAGAGCCGGTCGTCCTACCTGATCTTGTTGTAGAGCAGTAGGTTCATCGGCACGGTGTAGCTCTGGTCCATCAGCAGCTTGCCGGTCTTCGGGTCCGCCGCGGCAGTGTTCGGATTGGTGAGAAGACGCATCAGACCCTGCTCCGAAATCTGGACACCCTGGCTGGCGGCGCGCTGCTTGATCTCCGCCGCTTTGGCGGCGATGAGTTGCGACTTCTGCGCATCGGTCAGGCCACCGAACGGATCACCGTAGGAGCCGGTCTGGCTCTTGATGGCCATCGCCCAGGTGTTGATGTCGTCGATGATGGCCTGCGCTTTGGCGTATGGCGTCTGGCGAGCGGCCTGCGCGTTTGTGCTGAGCATGTCACTGACGGACTGGCCGACCTGTTCGCTAGGCGACCCCTGGAACGACGGGCCGACCTTGGCAGGGTTGTAGGTGTAGGAGTCAAGGCGCTGGGCTTGCGCTTCCAACGCCGCGACGAGTTGGTCGGCGCTCATGTCGTCAGGCCGGGGCGGCAACAGTACATCGCTCTGCGGCAGGCTGATCTCGTTCTTGATCGTACTGGCCATCTGACGAATGACGGCTGCGTTGTGGCGCGCGGCCTGGGTGACGTCTGACGTGGCGCCCGGCAGCAGCGTGCTATCGGTGATGGCCTTCGCTTTGTCCAGGTAGTGATTGGCGAAGTTGCCCCACGGCTTGCCGTACCATTGCTGTTCAAATGTTGAGCCGGCCTCAACCTGATCGGCGACGCGCTGGGTGGCATCCTGGTTGAACGTCTTCAGATGGAAGTTCGTGATTGCATTGTTGACGGCTGCTTGCTCGTTTACACCCGCGCCGATGTCGTTGGCGATGGCCTCGCGAATGGCGATGCCAGCTTCCTTCGACGGGATGACGTAGTCTTTCGACAGTTCCTTGAGATGGTTGGCCGCCGCCTTTGCAACCTTGTCGTTGATGCCTGGTGTCTGGAACGGATAGTTGTTGGCCGCCTCTGCCGTGTCGGCAGACGTCCGCTGGATCTCGTTGAGGTCGATGCTCTTTGTCGCCTGGGCTGTCAGGCCGGCGATCGTTGACGGGATCGACTGGATGCGACGGTTGCGCGCTTCCGCGTAAAGATTGTCCAGCTCGGGTTTGGTCGGCGGCGTGCCGCGGGCCGCGATATAGTATTGTTTTACGAGGTTGTCGAAGGAACCGCGGTCCTGCACGTTCAATGCCTGGACGATCGCCGGGTCTTGCGAGATGGTGGCAGCCGTGGCAGCGGCGACCTTGTTCTGGCCGGCGGCGATGAATGGCGCCTGGTGCTGGCTCCAGGCCGACACGGCATTAGCCGGCGGGGAGAAGCCATTGGCGATGGCGGAAGCAGCAGACGATGCGGCGATCGGGTCGAACGGCAACCCGGTCTGCTGCGCCATCGTGGCGGCGTTGTTCATGTATCCCCAATACGCCTGCTCGTTGGCCTGGCGCTGCTGGAACTCGCGGCCGGCATTCGCGTCGGCGCGCGCCTGCTGCTGCTTTTGGAGATTACGGATCACATATGGTTTGAGAGCTTCCTGTGCCTGGGGGCTGATATACGGATATGCCTGCGGGATGTCAGCCGGGCTGGTGAGTTCGTCGAACTTCGGATTTTGCAGCGCGGACGTGACTTCGTTGTCCAGCATCTGGCTGCTCCAGTTGTCGTAGAATTTGGAATTTGCCAGGAACATTTGGTCGCCGATCTGCTGGCCGAAGCGATCGACAAGGGCGCCGTGCCACTTGTCGCGATCGTAGCCAGCATCCTTGATGGCGTCCTTGGCGTATTGCTGCATCTTGTTCTTGCCGTCGAGGTCGGCAAGTTGTTGCTGGAACGTGGCAGCGTCGGCCGCCTTGTTCTGTGAACTGAGATAGCTCTGAAGCGCCTGGCCAGCGGGGAAGGCGCCCTGCATGTAACCGTCATTGCCTGCCAGGTCGTACATCATTTTCTGGGCGTCAGCCGGCGTCAGCTTCACACCGCGGGCTGCCGCGTCGTCAATCATCTTGGTGAAGAGCTGGGCGTTCTGGAGACGCTGCTGGCGAGCCTTGTCCCAGGCATTGTCGAATGAGTCGTATTGTGCGCCGAGGCCCGGATTAAAGGTCATCAAAGCACTCCGTTGAAGCGGTCATACCGGTGGTCGACGTCGCTGCTCCCAGCAAGCAAGGTAGAGAGATTGGTTCCCTTGACCGTTTGGTCGATACCTTGCAGCGTCTTGCCGACCGCCGAGTTGAGGCCATCGATGTTGAGATTGCCCTGCTGATTGCCGATCTGATTGCCAAGCTGGTTCCAGATGCCGGAGCCACCCTTGCCGAAGCCAAGCGCCAGCGCATTGATCGGCTGGCCGTAGACATTGTTGACCTCTGAGAGAATGTCGCTGCGGTTCTTGGTCGTCAGGTCATTCTGATTAGTGAGGCGAGAGACGGCGTCTGACCACGAAGTATCGCGCGCAGCCTGATAGGCAGGTGCAATGTTGGCGGTGAAGACGTCGGCGAGCCGCTTCGGTGCGATCATTGAAGCATCCATGCCACGTTCGATATCGCCAGCAGTGGACTGGCTTGAGACCATCTTGGCATAGCGATCGAGATCGTTCATCTTCGATGCCATCAACTGGTCCGAGTAACCCTTAACTTCGTCTGGCGTGATGATGTCGCGTGGGCCAAGCTGGCCATAAGCATCACGAATGGCCTTCTCATATTCGTTGACGCGGGTGACGAGATCGTTGCGCAGGCTCTCATCATACTGCCCGGCATTCATCTGCTGGGCAATGATCTGAGACATCTGTTGCGACAGTCCGCTGTTCTTGTCCAGGGCCTGATTGAGATTGTCGTTGGCGTTATACCAATCGAAGAGCTGGCCACCCAACTTACCAATGTTGGAGTTGCCGCCGAACTGGCCGACTAGATCACCAAGAATGCTGCCCCATCCCATGTTGGCCTCACAACGTAATGATGTTCTGGCCCCAGCCTTGGGCCATCAGGAAAGAGGGATTGGTGAAGACGCCGCCGTTATATTTGTACTCGATCTGACCGCTGTCCCGGTTCTTGATCGGAAGCAGGTAGGTGACATTGGCCTTGGGAGTTTCGGCCTGCGTCTGTGTGGTCGTTGGTGTTGGCGATCCAGAAGGTGTTGGCGTTGTGCCAGGCTCATAGCCTCCAGAGCCACTGACATTGACGATGCCGTTGCCGAAGCCATTGCCGCCGGCATCGTGATTGCCAGCGTTCGGAGCTGAGCCACCTAGCCCGGACGGCTGGTTCGCAAAGTCATGGCCGACAATGTTGGTGCCGAGCGAGACATTCATGCCTTTCCACCCTGTAATGGCCTTGCCAATGCCATAGGCCGTACTGGCGAGGCCAATCCCTGGATTAAGGAGGCTACCGACCTTCAGGCCAAGACCGAGAACGTCTAGGTCGACGTTGGGCGTCGATGTGCCATTCCAACTGGTATATGGATCTGAATACGAGAGGCCAAGCACGCGACCGAGCATGCCGCCGGGCGTCTGAGTAGTTGCCTTGCCCAGGGCTTCGCCGAAGCTCATAGCCTTGGACACAGGATCGGAAACGCTGTGGAGGCCAAGGCCATCCATCAGATCCTGGCTGACCTTCTGACTGACAGCAGATTCGCTGGCATTGGGTCCACCATTCCAGCCGCCGAAGTGGGCGCCCATGTCAGGAGATGTCGCGCCGTTGCTGAGGGCCTTGGTGCCATCTGGTGCGCGGCTGCCGCCATATCCACCAGTCGGAGGACCACCGCCGTCGCCGCCTTTGCCGCCGCCAGCACCACCGCCAGCCGCACCAGCGGTGTCAGCGTGGTCGGCTGCGCGGCCCCTGCCGGTTGCGCCAACGTCATAGAACTCCAGGGCGCCGTCATGCGGATTGACGGTGCCGGCTTTGCCGGCAGCGAGCAGGACCGCGATGTCTGCTGGCTGAATGTGAGCCATCATGCTGTCGCCGAAGCGCCCGTTCGCGGCAAGCTTTTGCATAACTTGAGGGGGAACTTTCCAGGCCATATTACACCATGATCACATTGCCCCAGCCTTGGTTGGCCAGGGGGCTTGAGGAGAGATTGGTCGATACCGGCTTCAGACTGATCTGGCCGGTGTTGCGGTCCTTGAGCGGGGCGTAATAGGTCACACCCGAATTGTAAGGTGTTTGCTGTGACGACGGCGTCGGGTTGACGACCGAGTTGGCATCGACCGCGGCCGGCGTAGTCGAGCCAGACGTTTGACGATCGGGGTAAGCAGCCGCACTCGTGCCAAGGTTCACTCCGCTGGATTTCGGTGGGTCGATAGTTTGTCCCAGCATGCCGCCGGCAATTCCACCAATCCCGGCGCCGATGACCGAGCCAATGCCTGCGTTCGCGATAGAACTGCCGAGGCCATTGCCGATGTAATCGCCAACTGTTCCCGTGGTGCCGAGCAGCTTGTCGCCATAGGTGCCACCAAGCCAGGTGCCGGCTGCTGTGCCGAGCGCCCCGCCGACGCTGTCACCACCCGCATAGTCAGCAAGGCCGCCGGCAAGGGCAGCGCCGGTTGCGCCGCCGACCCCTGCATAGTCACCCAATGCGCCGCCGGCAATCGTGGCGGCGATCTTGACGACTGGGTTCTTGAAGATCTTCTTGAGCGACTTGAAGAAGCCGTATTCCGGCAAGCCGGTACTTGGATTTGTTCCCTTGTTGCTGATGACGTAGTCCTGCGGGTCGATGCCTTCTTCGGCGAAGACCTTGGCGATCATGGCCTGAAGATCCGGGCGCTGCTGGATCAGCTCAGGCGGGATGGCCACCTCGCCAGGCGTCATGTGCGCAAGCACGGTATCGTTGCCGCGTCCCATGGCGGCCAGGTCGCGGGCTGCATATGGCGCTGGAAGGTTCAAGGTTGCCTCCGGTTCCACACGCTGGAAGTAATTGCGCAGGGCATCTGCCGTCCGGTATTTGAGGTCGGCCGGGCTGGCATTGAATGTCCAGGTGTCATTGCCGTTGTCGACCCATTGGCCACCCGGATTGTCGGGCGTGCTGTATTGGCTTTCGTTCGAGAAGGTTGGGTGGTTCGGCTTTTTCCAGGTGTCGGGCAGATGGCCGCGCGGATCTTGCGCGATGCCAGCTTTCCAGGCGCCACGCAGATCGTAGTCGCGCAGATCGTCGAGCCGGCCATTCGCTTTGGCCCATGCGAGAAAGGCCGAGTCGAGGAACGGCGCGACGTCTGTATTGTATTGGCCGGTGAGATCTGCTGGGTCCATATCACGTGATTGACACTGCGGTTGCCAAGCCAACTTCAAGTCCGGTCGCCGACGAGGAGCCGGTAATAACGATCTGGATGAGACGGGACGTCGAGGTGGCGTCGACTTCGACGACGGAGCCGAAGTTCGCCTGGCCGAGGCTGGTGCTGACCGCCTGCGTCGAGCCAACGGTGGCGCCGTCAACAGCGAGCTGAATGGTGCAGGTGCCGGCCGAGAGCTTGTAGCCCCAGCCGGTGAAGCGCATCTTGCAGCCATAGATCCTGGCCACGTAGACGGTGGCGTTAGTGACGGAACCGCTGTTGAAGTAGTCCTTGGAGTTGACCGCCCAGATGGTCGGCATCTGGGTGAGCGGCACTTTGGCCGTGCTGTCCAGGCTGGCAGCGCCGTTGGCCGCACCCAGATAGGTCTTCGGCACCAGGGTCGAGAAGTCGATGTTGCCATATTCGAGCGCGGTGCCGGTGCCGTTGACCCGGAGATATTGGCTGGCATTGCTGGTCAAGAAGGCCGGCAGCGAACTGGCAGGGTTCGTCGCCAGCCATTGGGTGCCGGTGTAGAACTTGAGCTGGTTAGGCGTCTGACTGGTGTCGAGCCAGAGATCGGTGACGGAGGGCGAAGAGGGTGTAGAGGCAGCAGCGGTGATCTGGGCTTTGCCGATCAAGGTCGCGGCAAGGGCGTTAACCTTCGACTGCGGGATCTGATTGTCAGCAATCTGAAGCTTGGCGTAGTCGATGAAGCCGTTGGGGGCGTAGACGTCTTCCAACATCAGGCCGCCGACATTCTTGATGGCCGTGTTATCGACCGTCATGATCGTGACCTTGTCGCCTGAGCTGAGCGAGGTCATGAAGGTGATGGTGTCTGAGTCCGGACTGTTTGTGTAGTCGGCGGCGCCGCCGGGACGCTGAAGCAGGCCATTGCGATACACGAGGAGACTTTCGTCGGCGGTGTGCGCAAACGGGAAGACGGCCTGTGCCGCTGCTGAAACCAGATCCGAGCGACGGTAGTCGGCCACCTGATTGACGCGGACGGAATAGATCGTGACCTTGTCGTTGAGCGCGAGGCCACTCAGGAAGGTGACAGTGTTGTTGATGTCGGAGATGGTGTAGATGCCAGACGACGGCTGAAGCAGGCCGTTAACATAGACCAGGATGTCGTCAGTGGTGCTGTCGATGTTGTAGCTGAAGACAGTCTGGCTGGCGGCGGCGGTGAAGTCCTGGCGGTTGTAGAAGAACGGGCCTTCGATCAGGCCGAGATCCTTGCCGGCCGCACCGCGCAGGTCGCTTGCGGTGGCGACGTTGTTCCAGCCGTCACCGTCGTTGATCCACAGGCCGATGCGATATTGCAGGCCAAGGATTGGGTCGAAACGGAACTGGATCGGACCATCGAAGTCGCCGTTGTCATCGAAGATTTGGGCGAACAGCTCGCCAACCGTCTTGTCGCCAAGCTCAGCCACATTGAGGTAGCGAATGATGTTCTCGAACTCGGCATTGATGTTCGAGCTGGAGACATAGTTCTGGGAATTCAGTTGGCGCAGCCGCATCTCTATCCTCGTTACGCTCGAACCAGCACCGCGAAGCCAGTGACCTTGAGGAGCTTGTTGCCCTTGGCAGTCAGACGGAACTGGACGCCGCGATATCGGTGCTCAAATTTGCGTTCGTACTGACGTGATAGCGGGACGTCTGGGAAGTTGTCGTCCTCTGCCAGGTCATCCACGTCAAACTTGATGGCGCTGAGCTGGTGGCCCTGTTCGTCGAAGGCTTCGACGGTAATCTCGCCGGCCCCGGTCGCCTGAAGAACGATGTGGGTCGAATCCTTGATATCGTTGAGCGCGCCGTGCCAGAAGATCGGTGTGGTGACGACCATGTCAGGAGCGAACTGCGCGTCGTCCTCAGGATTGAAGCGTTGCCAGATGCCGCCGGACGTGCCGAGCAGGTAAGTGCCACCCAGGCCGCAGCCGCAGCGGGCATTGAGATAGTCCGAGGTGGACCATTTGACTTCACCCTGGCCGTCCGGCGGCAGGGTCATGGTCAGCTCGGTCGAGAGCTGTTCGGTCTGGGGGAAATAGACGTGATACTGATAGTTGTCCTGGTCGAACCAGGCATTGATCATCTCGGGGTCGGGGACGTACTTGACCAGCCGGCGGTAGAGATACTGGATCTTCTGGCTGAGCGGGACCGAGAAGATCGTCAGGCCGTTCTGCTCGGAGCGGTGGATCGAATGGACACCTGAGCGCGAGCAGAACAGCAGGTCGAGGCCGGCTTGGGCGATCGTGTTGTGACTGACAGTGCCAACCTTGATGTTGGACTTATCGTCGATTTCCCATTTCGTGTAGTCGGGGTTGAGGTTGTAGACCAGGGTGGCATCGTCGGTGAAGACGGCGAGCTTGTTCTGCTCAAAGGCGCCGATACCTTTGACCTTGTCAGACGTTCCAAGCAAGTTGCGGACGTCGATGTCAGACGCCTGGGTGACGGACTTCTCGTCCTTAGCCTCGTCGTCCGGGAAGAAGTCGGCATTGTCGACACGGGAGATTTGGACGCGCGTGTCTTCGCCAATCACGCCGGCAATGGCCAGGCGGCGCTGCACGGTGGCAAGATAGGCCGGTTTCGGGTTTGTGTTGGACTTGATCGCCTCGAAGGCGGCGCCGTTGTAGCGGTACATTTGCTCGCCGCGGGCGGCCAGATAGACCGATCCGTTGAAGATCTGGGAAGTGGGGATGGCGTTGCGCTGCCAGATTTCGGTCATGACGGTGCCGTTCTCGGAGCGCAGGTTGGTGCCACCCCCACTGAATTCAGCCCAGACGGACCGGTCGCGGCCATAAAAGTTAATGTGCTTGATGGTGCGTTCGGTGGAAGTCGAGCGTGGCTGAACGCCTGGCGCCTTGACGATCGCGCCCTGGTAGTCACAGAAGCCGTTGACCAGGCCGACCAGGTGCTGTTGATCCGGCGTTTCGAGCGCGGCTTTGTCGCGAACGGTATCGAGGCCCATGAAGTTCTCATAGGCGTAGGGTTTGACGCTGATACCCTTCTTGGAAATATAGAGGCTCATACGTCGTCCGGTCCGAAGTCGTTGGCGAGGGTGAGCGGGTCAGACGTGGACATGCCTTGGCCGGTGTTGTCGATGTCGTAGCCTTGCAGCTCAGGGCGGCCAGGACCTTTCCACCGGTTGTAGAGAGTGCGGTTCATGGTGCGGAAATAGCGCGGCCCCTTGGTCTGGACCTTCTGGGATTCCTGCTGGACGGCATAGTAATATTGGAGGCCGGCGATCATGATGGGGTCAGGGATCGGCCGGGTCTCGGATTGCGATCGGTAATAGTCGATGCTGCCGCCGGTCCAGTATGGGTGGTGGCGCATCTCCTCGACGATCTCATTGGCGAAATCGATGAACATCGACATGACGTCGCCATCGATGACGCCAGGATTTGACTCGCCGTATTGGCGAAGCGCCCGCATCACCAGATCATCCAGACTTGCGTATGGCGTATGGCGCTGTGGGCTGCTGGACGAAAAGCCGACGGCACGAACGCCGGAGCCGCGCGTTGGCCCCTCGCGTCGGTTCTCGGTGGCGTTGGCGGTGTCGACTTTGTCGCCCATGGGTTACTCCGCGTCGATGATGCGGCCGGTCATGTAGAACTCGTGCATGCGGAAGCGATGCGCGATTTCGGCCGGGACAATCCAGGTCAGGTGGGTATGGTCGGGGTTCCAGCCGGAATGGATGACTTCGCCGGCACACAGGATCGGGATCGGGTGCGCCTCTGGATTGGCGCTGACGAAGACGACCGAGCTTTCGTCCTGCTTTTTGACCTTGGACCCGACGTCCTTGGCTTTGGTGATTGCGGCTTTCTTGGGAGCCGCCGCAACGATCTTATTAACGTCTGACTCTGGCGCCTGGTCTTGGGTGGGGGTGTCGTCCATTGGGATCTCCATGTGGAAAAGGGGCCGGTTTCCCGGCCCCCGATCCTCGCTCTCGGTAAGGGCGATGTCGTCCCTTAGGACAGCTTGGTCCAGTTCTTCAGAACGTAGTGCGGCAACGCCGAGGTCAGCTCCAGACCGGCTTCGGTCTGGTAATAATGCTTGACGCCGTCGTAGTCGTTGTTCTGGACGTTCCGCTTCAACTGCGTGTCGCGGCCCGCCATGTAGCGATAGCCAATGTTGGCCATGTCCAGGATGATCGCGGTGCTATCGTAGCCCGGAAGCTGACGGAACATCGGATGGAGCTGGACCAGCAGGTCGCCGGCAAAGGTCGAGTAGCGGGTGAACTGGACGCCATAGGCGTTGCTCACCTGCATCGGCGACCACTTGTTCTTGGCGATCTGCATGAGGTTGGAGACCACACGCGGGCCGGCGAACATCACCTTCTCGCTGCTGCCCCAGGCGAAGAACTGTTCGATCAGGAGGCGATCGAACTCCGCTTCGGTGATGGCATTGGCGACGGTGAAGCCCGAGGCCGCGTCGACAACGTTGCTGATCAGGTTCAGCAGGCCGCCAGTGTAGCGGGTCGGGTTGGCCGAGGTGCCATTGATGATGTCGCGCTTGCCGAAGAAGAAGGCACGCTCGATGTCGCTCATGTGGAGCTTCAGCGCCTTCATCAGGGCTTCCTGCTCCTTCGACCCAGTACGCAGATAGGTGTTCTGCAAGGTGCCCGAAACCTGGACGGACGTCTTGAAGATCTGCGTGTAGTTGTAGTCGACGGTCGCATCGAACGAGATGGCGGTCGGGGCTGAACCAGCTTCCGTGTCGGCGAAGCCGGCGAAGAAGAGGTAATCAGACGCGCCAGACGAGGCAACACCAGTGCCGCCGTTACCGATGCCGCGGCTGACGGTGATCGAGGTGGCGCCAGCGGTGGAGTCGGCGGTGACGCGCATCAATTCGCCGGTCGCCGGGTCGAACAACAGGGTGCCGGCCATCAGGAGGGCAGTGTTGTCATTGGCGGTGACGGAGATCGTAGTCGCAACGTTGGTGAAGGCGGCCGAGGCACGCAGCACTTTGTCCGGGAGCTGGTCACGGAAGTGGTTGTACTTCGGGTCATCGGTGGATTGGGAATTGGCCATGGCCAACAGCGCCTGAAGCGGAGCCGAGCCATTCGGTTCCATCAGGGTAAACAGTTCGCGGTAGTTCGTGGGGCGGAAATCAGTGTTGAACTGACCAGTGCCCCGAAGTCCAACGATAGCAGTCATTGCTATCTCCTTTCGGGATCAAAGACACACCAAGGGTTTTGGTGGACCTTCGGGCTGGGCCAGGGTTCACACTGGTGAGGGCCTTACTTGTCCGGCGAGATCTGGTGCAGGCCGAAGCGTGCGGTTCGATCTCTCGACGCAAAAAGTAAGGGGTGAGACGAATACCTGTCGTCCCACCCCTGCCATCGCAGGCAACTTTTTTTAGCGACCGATGTTGCGGCGGTCGTAGATTTGGTTGGTGACTGCGCCGATCAGATCCTGATCTGGGTTTGCCTGCGGCGTCACACCGCTGGTGCCAGGGGCGCCATCGACTGCTCCAGTGAAGGCTTGACGACGTTGGGCCACATGACGCAGACGGTCCATTTCTGGACTTGCCATGTTGTTCTTGAAGTCCGTCACGACCGCCATGGTGAGCTTGGGGTCGATGAAGTCTTCGAAGGTGTAGCCACGGCTGAAGGCGAAGTTGTAGAAGTCCTGCTCCGCACTGTCGGGCAGGCCAAGCTTCTGCTGGGCGGCGTTCAAGTTGGCTGCCGCCTGTTGCTGAAGGGCGCTGGCCTGGGTGTTCTTGGCAGCATTAAGCTGACTGCCGGCGGCAGCGGTGACGCCAGCCTGGCCCTGGAGAACGCCCTTGAGCAGGTTGGCCAACTCAATCTGGTTCTGCTGGATCGACTGGATGGCATTCATATTCTCGCGGTAGCCGGGCGGCAGGGAAGCGGCATTGTCCTCTTCCCACTTCTTGAACATGGCTTCCGGGTCGTTGGCGTTTGGTGCGGCCGGTGTCGGCTGGCGATCGGCGGCTGCACCTTCGACCGGATTCTTGGAGAATGCCTTCGCCGCGGCGCGCAGATAGTCGGCGATATCCTTGCCGCTGACGTCCTGGCCTGACTGCTTCATGGCAGCGGCGATTTCATGGGCGATCCCGAGAACGTCCTGGTAAGGGGCCACCTCCGTCTGGTGACGATAGTTGAGGTCGGCATACCGCTTGGCCGTCCCGGCGATTTGGCTGGCAGTCAGCTCGCGCTTCTGGCCATTGCCGAAATCGACGATATAAGTGACCGGCTCGGCTGCTTGCTGGCTGGCTTCGGTTGCCGGAGCCGTGGCGTCCTGGACCTGTTCGTTTTGGGTCGGCGGCGCATCGGCGGGGCGCGGCGGGGCGGCCGGTGGCTGGGGCGGTGCGCCCAGACGTTGGGCTGCAATGTCACTGATAGTCTGGGTGTCAATCGGGTCCATGGTTATCCTCTCCGGCCATAGCGGGGTCTGGCATTGCTTGGGCTGCCTCCATCATCAGATCGTTCTCGATCTTTTGGGTCAGACGGTCAGGCACGTTCTTGAAGTTCTGTGCGGCGAATATTGCACCGCGACGGAAGTGCATTTCGTCCCCTGTCATTTGGGCTGAGACGGCCATGCCATAAGCGGCACGGACTACGTCCTGGTCGATCGCCTCGCAGAGGTACTGCCAGCCGGGGCTGGCCAAGAGGGATTTGAGCGCCGACAGCTTTTCGGCCTGGGCGCGGACCTCGCTTTCAGTCATGTCTTGATGATCTTGTTGAAGATGATGACGGGGGGGACGGTGTTATGCGGGAGGTCGGCGCCGGCAGAGTTGATGCCGAGTGGCAGGAGGTTGGTCCGACTTCCGTAAAGGGCGTTGCCATAGTAGCCATTCGTGCCAGTCGTGCCGTACTGGGGAGTCGTGCCAGAGAAGGTGTGGCTGTGGCTGGGCATTTCGTTGTAGGTGAGCTGATGGTTCTGCTCGCCACCCACGGCGCCAAGGGTAGTACCGACGACGGACCCGGTTGTTCCGGTCAGACGTGACGCGGCGGTGCCACCCATATCGTCCTTGCCGGCAGTAAAGCGGCCACGGCAATCGGGGATGCCGAAGGTGGTGGTGCCGTTGCCGGCGCCGTAAGTCGTGCCAATCGCCGTGAAGAGCGCAGCATAGGTGGTCCGGCTGACGGTCGATCCGTCGCACAGAAGGTAGCCGGGTGGCGCGGTCGTACCGGCATAGTCGAAGACGGTCCCAGGATAGACCGTGGTGATGCCGGTGAGCTGGGAGCCGTCAACGGCGGGGAGGCGGCTGCTGCCGTCGAGCTTGACGAGCTGGTTGGGACCGGTGCCGATATTGGTGAGGTTCGATCCGTCGACGGCAGGCAGCTTCCCCGATCCATCCAATTGGACGATCTTGAGAGCCGATGTACCAACGTCAATGACGTTGCCTGTCGCCTTCGAGATGGGCATCAGATGCCGCCGTTACCTTCCGCGATGTAGAGGCTGGCCGTCTGGGTCGCGGCACAAATCGCCGCGATGGTGTCGGTGCTGATCGACTTCTTCAGATGGACAGAGGTGTTGGCCAAGATCGGCATGTCGGTGAGGACGGCTGTCTGGGCGCCCGTACCCATGCGGATGAAGGCGGTGTTGGGTCCGGTATTGGTGATGCGGACACTGCCTTCGTCTTTGTTGACGGTGGCACTGGCACTGGTCTGGGAGGCGGCCAGGATCTGGCAGCTACGGATCTGGAATGCCTGAAGGTTGGTGATCATGGGTTCCTCTTTCGGGTCGGGTCGTCCTGGATTCGATATTCGTTGAGCCGGTCAAGAAGTTCGGCCACCAGATCGTTGGTGCGTGACGTGTTGTCCTGGAGGTTCTTCAGGCGCTCTTCGAGGACAGCGAGGGACTTTTGCGTCGTCTTTATTTCGTCCTGCGCATGCTCAAAAGCGGCAAGCCTCGTTTCGACGTTCTGCATCTGTTGGTTGATGCCAGACGCCCACCAGGCGATGCAGACGATCTGGCCAATCATCAGCGCGACGCTGGCCACCGGGATATGTTTGTCGATGATCCAAGCGGACCCGGATTTGTTACTGGCCACGTCGTCAGCCTCGTCAATATGGTCATGCGGAATATTGTTGTGATGGTCCATGGCTGTCGTCCTTTCAGAACACCACAGCATCCGCGGCATCGCGGTCGCCACTGTTTGTCGCCTGGATGATTGCCGTGCGAGCGGTCCACTTGCGATACATGAGAGCTTCGAATGCAGCCTTGGCGAACTGTCCCATGGCGAGCATGTCGTCTGGGGTTGGGACGCTGAGTGGCATATTGTCACCCATCATCCAGATGGTTCCGGGATTCCAGGTCCCGGCGCCGAGCTTGACGGCCAAGGCGGATGCCGCGGCGCCATCGAGGTTCCGGCGATCCTGGTCGCGGATCTGGAGAGGGCGGCCGTTATAGTCGACCGGCTTTTCCAATTCGTTGTTCAAGCTGCATTCGATGCGCCACAAATTCTGCTCGATGACTTGCGCATCCGTGCGCGTGTCGATGCGCGAAACGAACTTGCCTTCACGATCATAGATCTCAAGGACGTCGCCCATTTACGTACCGAATGCCATGTGTGGAACCATTGTCGTGACGACCGCACCACTGCCGGTGCTTGGCCAGGTGCCGAACGTCTGGGAAAGGGTCCAGCCGGCGAAGACAGAGCTGCGCAGCAGGGTTCCCACCGAGCTGGCGCCAGCAGCAGCGGGGCCAACGGTAGAGGTGATACTGCCGACTTGGACCGCCACGTCGAAATTGGCGGCAAGGAAGAAGCCGGGACCGGTCACATTGAAGTTGCCGCCGGACGGAACGCAGGTTTTGATCCCGGTTGTACCGGTGGAGACGGAGGCCGAGGCTGTGCCAAGCTGGCTGCCGGGAGCGCCGTTTGCGTTTGCGTATGCTGCCAACTGCACGTTGCCGGCAAGCAGGGTCGCAATGCGGACGTAGAAAGCCGCCAACGAGATGTTCGAGGTCGTGGTGACCGGGACGTAATAGAAATAGATGGTGTTGGCGGTGACGTTGTTGGCCGACTGGCTGAGCGCCGGGCCTGTGTAGAACATGCTCGTCGTGTAGATGAGGCTCTGGCTTTCGGAGCCACTGCCAGATGGGGTGGCCCAGACGCCGTCGCCTCGCCAGAACGTGGTTGAACTGGCTGAGGTTCCGCTGTTGAGACGGCCGACCGGAATGTTCATTTCGGCGTCGTACAAGGTGACCGTAGCGCCACCTGGGATTGTTCCCTGGATGACGCCAGCAGTGCCTGTGCCGACCTTGTTGCCAGGAACCAGGATGATGTTGCCACCATTCTGGTTGGTGCCAACACCCGGCGAGCCAATAATTGTTACTGCGCCACCGTCACCAACTGTCGCCGTACCTCCCGCAAGCGCCAGAGTACCACCGTTGCCAGTGCCAACAGACGGGCCAGCGTTGATAGTTAAGGGGATGCCCGCACCACTGCTGTTCAGTGTCGTAATGATTGGGTTGACAGCGCCACCATTACCCAACTTCAGGGTGTTGTTGGCGTTGTCCCAGACGAAGTCGCCATCGCCACCGAAAGCGCCACTGTTGTTGAATTGGATCTGCTGGTTGGAGCCGCCAGGCGTGGCGCTACCGCCGGCAGGCGTTGCCCAGGTTCCGTCACCTCGCCAGAAGGTGCTGCTGGTCGCCGATGTGCCGCTATTCAGGCGGGACACCGGAAGATTCATGTTAGCGTCAAATAGGACAGACGTCGCGCCGCCGGGGGCTGTGCCCTTGATCTGGCCCTTGGTCCCAGACGTCGTGTTGCCAGGCTGGAGCAGGACATCGCCGCCCGTGCCAGTGCCGATGCCGGTGCCGCCGTTCAGACGAAGGACGCCGCCGGCACCGTTTGAAGTCCCACCCTGACCAGCAGTCAGGGTCATATTGCCGCCGGTTCCGGTTGTCCCGCCATTGCCGGAGGTCAGGGTAATCTGGCCACCGCCGAGATTGCCGAAGCTGTTGCCAGCAACCATGGTGATTTGGCCGCCGAGGGTATTGCCGCCCGTGCCCCCGTCGCCGGCCGTGAGGGAAAGGCCACCGCCATTGCCAGTGCCGCCACCGCCATTGCCGAAGGTCAGCACCCAACCAGAGCCAGCGTTGGTGCCAGAGCCAGAGACGCCATTGATGGTGAGGTTGGTGTTGGCAGCCCCCGTGGTCAGCGCACTGCCCGACCAGGTGAGGGCGCTGATGCCAGCAAAGGCGCCGGCATTGTTGTATTGGAGTTGGGTGGTGGAGCCGCCGGGGGAGCCGCCACCTGCCGGAGCGGTCCAGGTGCCGTCTGCCTTGAGGTACTTGCCGGCCGCGGCGTCGCCTGCGGCGGGGGCGGGGACCATGCCTTTGGTGCCACCCGATCCGCTGTCGCCGACCATGGCGTTGAGGAGGGCAGTGGCCTGGGTGGCAGTCAGATCGGTCGGGGCGGCAGAGCTGCCGGTGTTGTTTCCCTTGATCGTGTTGGCCGCCATGTTGGCCATGGAGATCGTGCCGGCGCCGGTGATCGGGCCACCGGTCAGGCCGGTGCCGGTCGCGACGTTGGTGACAGAGCCGCCGCCGGACGGCGCCGACCAGGTTCCATCGGCCCGGAGATAGTTGGTCGTGCCACCGCCAGACGCCGGGACCAGGCCCTGAAGGGAGCTGGTGAAGAGGGCGAGCATGGCGGTGATCTGGGCGGTGGTCAGGTCGGCGACATTTGCCGTGCTGCCGGTATTGTTGCCCTTGATGGTATTGGCGGCCGCCTGGGCGAGCTTCGCATTGGTGACGGCATTGGCTGCGATCGTGGCGGTGAAGCTGGCGGTGCCGGTGCCGGTCACGTCGCCCGTGAGGGTGATGGTCTGGTCGCCGGAATTGGTGCCGGTCAGGTTCAGCATCGTCTTGACGTTGGCGACGGTGAGGTCGGCAGCGTTTGCTGTTGAGCCGGTGTTGTTGCCTTTTAGGGTGTTCGCCGCCATCTGCGCGGCTTTGGCGTTGGTGACCGCGTTGTTGGCAATGGTGGTTGCGAAGGTGCCTGTGCCACTTCCGGTGACATCGCCGGTCAGGGTGACAGAGCCGCTGCCGCCACTCATGACGAGCGAGTACCAGGCGGTGCCGTCGCACCACAGGAAGAAGTCGCTAGTGAAGTTCTTCGAAGTGTTGGCGCCGTCGATCTGGTCGGTGCCGTTCGGGGTGAGGGTCGTGGTCCCCGTTACCTTGACGGCGATCATGAAGCCGTTGTTGGCCGAGGCCGCCGAGGGCAGCGTCTGAGTCAGGGTCGCCGTGTGGCGATGCAGGCTGAAGTTGTTGCCGATCGATAGGGTGTAGCTGGTGCCGTGGCTGACCACGGGCATCTGGTTGAGCGTGCCACCCAGGTTGCGGGCGGTGATCTTTGATCCGTTGGGTGGTGCGGCCGTGAAGGTGAGGGTAGTGCCGCTGGTGGTGTAGGCGACCGTCGGCTCTTGGGGGATGTTATCGATGGTGACGAAGATCGCCTGGACCGTGGTCGCGGCCACGCTCAGGGTGAACGCGGTCGTGGTGCCGTCGCCCGTGAACGTCTGATAGGGGATGTTGACCGCGCCGAGGACCGATCCGGCACTGGCGGCGGCCTGGTTGGCATAGGCTTGGGCCTGAGAAACGGCCGTATCGAGCGGCGTCTGGTCGAGGATCTTCGACCATTTGGTCGCATCGAAGGAGGCGGTCGAGAGGTGGGCGGTTTTGCAGGTGTAGTAGAGATTGTTGTAGGAGACGCAGTCGAGGTAGCCATAGGTCGTAGAGGCCGCCCAATTGCCGCGCGGCTGGAACATATCCTGGTTGGTGGCGGTCCAGCCGAGGTTGGGATCGCTGAAAAGGCCAACCCGGTATTCGAGATAGCCGGTCGTCTGGTTGACGCGAAACTGCCACAGGTCCGAATTGATGTTGCCCGTGCTGTCGAAGAGGATGTTGAGCAGATCGGGAATGGTTTTGTTCCCGAGTTCAGCCGCTTCCAGATAGTCGTCAAGGATGTGATCGCCGGTCTTCGACGACTTGAACAGGACTTGATCGGTAAGCGGGCGCGTCTGAGTCGTGTCGACCATCAGTCAATCCCGAGCTTGTTCATGAGGCGGATGAGCTTGGGTTTGGTGAGGGCGTACTTGTCGTCTTCGACGTAGCGTTGTTCGAGGTTGGCCATCTGGGCAGCGAGGGTGGCTGCCGCATCCTGGAGTGCCGCCAGGCCCTGGCGCCGTTCGGTGATGAAGGCTTCGAGCTGGGTCGTGAGTGGAAGCATCGCTTCCGCGATGGCGATCTCGATATAGGCCCGCACCAGCGGGTCGATCATAGGATCGAGCTGTTCCTTGGTGGTCATCGCGCTGCCCTCATTGGGATCAAGTTGCCGCGCTCGACTTGGCGCTGGACTTGGTCGTTGGGCATGGTCGTGGCACCACGCATCTTCTCCATGAGGGAGAGTTGCTGGCTGGGGGACATGCCCTGCTGTTGCTGTTCGGGGGAGATCTTGAACTGGTCGATGTCGCCGATACCCATCGAGCGGATGGCTTCTTCGACGATGCGGCCGGCGTTGTATTCCATGTTGAGGCCGGTCTGCTGGAGGATCTGGAGGATGTTCATCCAGGTCTCCGGGCTACGGGTCGGCTCGATCGGGAGGGTGCCGTCGACGACCATGTAGTTGATGTTGCCCTGAAGATCGGCCACGTTGAAATCGAGGTAGCCGTCTTGCGCCATGCCGACGAGCTGCGGGTTGATTTCGTCGGGGTTGATGCGCAGCGAACCGTTGAAGGAGACGGCGTCCTGAAGGTTCTGGACGATCATGTGGATCATCGGCCGGATGGTCGTCGCCGAAAGAACCCGCGCGATGACGCCCAGACGCTGACTGCCGAGCTGGGAGAGGCGTTGGATCTCAGTGGCGGTGCGGACGCCGTCTGAGGTCGGCATGCCTTGCTGGGCGTCGCTTGCGGCGCTCAGGCGCTGCTTCAGCTCTGAGAGGGCTTGGATGTCTTGCCAATGACCGCGGGTGACGTCGGGAACTTGAGCGATGAAGACACCGTCTCCGGGCTTGGAACCGGGGAGGGTGCGAACCACCCCCCATGGATTGCGGTCGACAAGATCGGGGACGGAGACTTGGGTGGGGTCGACGAAGATGAGGTTCGAGAGGGCCGCTTGGACATTGTCGATCCTTGAACGGAGGAGCCAGGTTGCGATGTTGTGAAGGGGCATCAAGACGTCGTAGAGCGATTGGCTGTAGGTCTTGTGCCGGTCGAAATAGAGGCCACCAATGGTGACGGGGAACTGGCGTCCATAGGGGTTGAGCTGGGCGCGGATGACGTATTTCTCGTCGAGGATGGTGAAGACCATCCAGATCTGCTGAATGGACGGGACGCCAATCTCGTAGCCGTTGAGGCAGACCCAGGCTTCGTCGATGACGCGGGCCGGCGAGGTTGTGAAGAAGCGGCTCTCGCCGCGCTCGGCCGGTTCGGCGGGGTCGATGTTCAGGCCGTTGGCGTCGTCCTTGAAGAAGTGGTGGGAGAGCCACCCGAACTTGGAGAAGCCGGACTTGCGCAGCAGGGGATACTTGTTGAGCTTGGGATAGAGGCCACTGCCAATGAGAGCGGAGGTCGAGGCATAGTCCGAGAAGACCATGTAGGCCATTTTCGACCAGTCCCCCCAGGCCACCCGTGGATCTGGGAAGGCCCGGCGCGGGTCGGAATTGACGATGATGTTGGTATTGGTGTTGCCGTCCCAGACCACCTTGGTCGGGGCAAAGCCGTAGCGGATAGAGTCGAGCGTGAGCTGGGCCAGGCGGGCTTCGCCTGCGGTCCGGCGCATGTGTTGATGGAGCAGACGTTCGAAGATCGCGGCCGCCTTGCGGCTATTGCGGTCCAGACCTTCGAGCTGGAACATCGGATTGCGGCCAGTGATGGCCGCCATCTGGTAGGTCAGGACCGTGTCGGCGATCGCGCGGGTATCGGCGATGACCGCCTTTTCGCGGAACTTGGTGGCCTGGGGCGGTACGTAGACGTCGTGTGCTCGGTCGGCTTCCAGCCAGGAATCGTACCGGCGGGAGATCTTGGAGTGAGACATCTCCGAGATCTGTTTGACGAAGGCGACGATCTTTTGCTCTTGCTCGTCGGAGAGCATGTCGGAGACGTCGCTATAGTCCTGAAGGGGGGCCATCAGGTTTGCGAGGTCGACCACGATCTCGTCGTGGGATTGGCGTGTGTCGCGATAGTCCATCCCCAGTTTCTATGGGGTGGTCGATTCGCGTGTCGTCCCTTTGGTTTATTCTCCCCAGCCTTTGAACATGGTGATGGGGGTCGATGTGAACGTCTGGGACATTTGGGAGTTGAGGGAGAGGGACGAGTTGAAGGGTTGATTGAGGATGGTTGAGTCGCCGATGTGCATCTTGGAGATGGCGTCGAGGGCGATGGTGACGGCGTCGACCTGGTCGTCGTTCTTGCCGGAAGGGAAGGCGACGGTCTCGGAGATGAAGTCGTCCAGCCAGGTGGCGTCCTTGGGCAGAAAGACCCGGCCACCCTCAATGAGGGGCGTGACGTTGTGGGCGCGGGCCACCTTGTCTTCGCGGACTTTGACGGGGATGACCGAGACGCCGGCCTCGGCGCGGAGCGTCTGGATCAGGGATTGGCCGGAAGCTTTGTCTTCGACGTAGAAACCGCGCAGGCCACGGCCCCGCCAGCGCAGGTTGATCGTGGTCGCCATCTTGGTCAGGGCCGGGAAGTCCCACTTGCCCCGGATGATGTCGAGGATGTCGATGTCGCCGTCGTGGCGGGCGCCAGCGATGGCAAAGACGGAGTAGTCGTTCTGGGTCTTGTCCTTGAAGGCGGTGTCGACGCCGATGACGATGCCGGCATAGGGGTTATCGGCCAGGTTCGGGACGGTCGCGCGATAGCGCCACCAGTTCGATTTGATGAGGTTGCCGCCCTTGATGAAGGGACGTTGCTGGTAGAGGGATTCGAACTCGCGGGGGTCGCGGGCCTTTCTTTTGAGGAGTTCGGATAGGGGGAAGCGATCGGGCCACAGGGCCGCGTCTACCGGGGCGTCGACATATTTGATGGGTTTGTTGAGGTGCTTGGGGATGTAGAGCGGGTCGGACGGGTCAAGGCGGTGACGCGGGCGTTTGAGGGACGATGGGACTTGGCGGATGGCGGGGATCGAAATGTGGACCCACTCGCCATTCTTCCATTCGTCGGTTTCCATGATGCGGCCGCACAGGTCGTCTGGGTGCCACCGGGTCAGACAGACGACTTCGATCGGGGGCTGGCCTTCGTCGTCGGGCTGTTTGCGGATGGCCACCGCGGACGTGTAGTCGGACCAGACCTTGTTGCGGACGGTGGCGGATTCGGCGTCGCTACGGTTCTTGATGGGGTCGTCGATGACGAGGAGGTTGGCCGGGCGGCCGGAGGTGGTGCCGTCCATGGAGATGGCGAAGTAGTTGCCGCCGTCCGTGGTAGTCCAATGGTCCGAGGCGGAGGTGTCGCGCAGGATGGCGAAGTCCGGGAAGGCTTGGAGGATGGAGGGTTCGGAAGAGAGGCGTTTGACTTCGCGGCCGAAGGTCTTGGCGAGTTCGGTGTTGTAGGAAACAGACATGGTGTGCCGGAACGGGCGCCGGGCCATGTAGTAGAGAGGGAACAGGACGGTGGCCAACCAAGATTTGCCGTGCCGGGGCGGCATGTTGATCATCAGTTTGTAGCAGGGTTGGCCGGCGTCGTTAGTAAGGGTGCCCCGTTCCAGCCGATCGAGCTTGTCGATCAGGTCGAGCTGGAAGGGTTGGAGCTGGTATTTGGGGAAGAGGAGTTTGACGAAGCCAAGGAACGAGGATTCGGCTGCTTGGACGGCGAGCAGTTGGGCAGCGGCTTGGGCAGGCGTGACGACGGCGGTCTTACGGGGCGTCGCTGGGGTCTGGGTCATTGGGTGGCACGTCGATTACAGGGGTGGCGGACGTGCGTTGCTTGGGTTGGGGCATCATTCCCCGCGCGATCTCTTCGAGTTGCGCCCTGGTCAGTTGATTGGCCGGGCGATCGTCGTGGATCGTCGTCATTTTGTGTTGGAGATCAGGCATGACTTTGCCCAGGAGGACCTGGAACAGCTTGATTTGCTGGTTCGACCAGGTCGATTTGCCGGCGAGAACGTCTTTGGCGTCCTTCATGTTGGCTTCGACTACCGAATAGATGTCGTCGCGGAGCTTGTTTATCTTTTTGAGCGTGAGCTTTTGGTCAGACGTCGGCTCGATCGGGGCGGGCGCGATGACAGCCGTCGTCTTTTCGGGCGGCGGCGACGCGCGAAGGCTGATTTTCACGGAGGTCTGACTACGTTTGGGCGACGGAGTTTCCAATTTTGCTCGCGCTATTGGAGGGGTTGGGGATGGCGATTGCGGATCTGAACGGCGGGGTCGGGGTGCCGCCCCCTATGTCGGTCTCGGTATGAAAAGAGTGTAGTTCCTGGCAGAAAATTGGCAGGTTTACAGCTAACTGTCTGGAAAAGCAGCATTTCCACTACCTCTCGGAGGGGTTAGTACCAGTTAAGACGTTAACTATTGTGTTCAGACTGTTAAATATATTGAACACTCAGACTGTGACTATCAATCATCTTCGACAACCCTGTCGTCCCTCCAAAGGAGGGGGGAGGCGAGTGGTCCTGGTGAGCTGGACAGATGGCGATCCCCGCCACGCAGCTCGCGGAGATCACGCACATGAACGCCACCAAGACCGCCTTCTCGATGACCCTCGACCAGATGCGCGCAGCCGCGCCGAACGCAAGCCCGGAGCTTCGCTCCGCGATGCTCGCTGAGATCGTCCGTCGGGGCGAGAAGCACGCGGCCAAAGGCCGCAATCCCGAATCCTACCGCGCAGCCTGGGCCTTCGTGAACGGCTCGGGCGTCTCTGCGCCCAAGCCCGTGAAGCGCACCAAGGCGCCCAAGGTCGCAGATGACCGTCTGACCAAGATCGAGCAGTCGATCGCCGCGCTCGCTCAGGCCGTCGCCGCTCTGTCGGCCGCGCATTGATCGCACGCCAGGGCAGCCGGATGCCAACGGCTGTCCGCACGTGCAATCCCGCACGGCTCTGCCCGCCATGGGCAAACACGGAGACCAGACCATGACCGACCTCAACAGCATCGTCGCACTTCGCTGCCTGCGCCTCGTCAAGCAGCAGGAAGCCACCAGCGCCATGCGCGAGGGTCAACGCCGTCTTGAACACGGCCAACCCAGCCGCTCGATGTACGAGCAAGCCTTCATCAGCGCCCATCAGATGATGGACCTCGATCGCATCATCTCCAGCGCATCGGGCGAATAGGGAACGCACGCCAGAGCAACTGCCACAGCGGTTGCTCGCACGTGCGCTCTGCACGGCAACCCAAACATGGAGACTAGAATGACCACCACGTATGCACAGCTCACCCTCGTGAACCCGACCGTCAACCAGATCTCGATCTCGCCGCTGGCTGACGATAAGGGCCAACCACGTCTGTGGCTCAACCTCACGTCTGAAGAACTCCTGACCATCGCCCAGACGGGCAACACCGACGCGGTCGATATCCTGAAGCTGCGCTGGAACAAGAAGGTCGGCGCCGGCAAGAAGCCCAGCTTCGGCGCCCAGTCGGCCCTCGCCAAGCTCGGCATCGTTCCCGCCCGCGAATCGGCCATCGACAAGAAGCTGGCCGCTGTCGCTCCAGCGATCGACGCCATCAAGAACGCGGCCAAGGAAGCCGAGACCAAGCCGACCAAGACGACCGAAGACTACATCGCGCTCGGCCAGTCCAAGGGTATCGAATTCGTCCTGAACGCCCTGGCCAAGGCCAGGGCTGCCAAGTCTCCCAACCCGGCCACCGTGGCCAAGCTCGAAGGCGCCGTCAACTTCCTCACCTTCAACCCGACCAAGCCCGCGCCGACCAAGCCATCGGCCGACGTGTCCAACCTGGCCAAGGCCCTGAAGGCCAGCGGCGTCGATGTCCAGGCGCTGATCAACGCCCTCCGCTAACCGACCAGCCAGGCCAGGCGCAGACGGCGCCTGGTCGCCTGGCGTCTGATAGACGTTGACAACGAAAGTTGTCACAGGTAATCATCGAAAGACGCCTACGGAGACCCCTACCATGACAACTCATCATTTCGGGTATCTGACCCACCAATCCATCACCGCCAACCGCGCTCTCGCCGACCGTCTGCCGAACGGCAAACGTTTCGGCATCCCCTCGATCTCCAAGCGTCTCTCGCACCGCGCCGCCAAGGCGCTGATCGCCAAGATCGAGCTCACGCCCCAGGCGATCGACCCAACCCGGACCCTTCTGGTCCAGATCAACGGCATCCCGACGCCCATCAAGCTGGGCGCCCATGTCGACATCATCAGCTAACGGAGACTCATATGACCAAGCCCACCAAGCTCACCGACCCGATCCGCCGTGCCATCATGGATCTGGCGGTTACTCGTCTCGACGACCATTCGCTCGTCGCCGCCGAACTGGCCGCCGTCGAAGCCGTCCGCATCAAGCTGCCGCAAATCCTAGCCATTCCCGCCAAAGACCTGAAGGTGCTGGAGCGCCACTGCACCATCGCCAGCTCGACGAGCCTCGAAATCCAGACCGGCAACTACTACGGCGACAACAACAGTCCCAGCAACATCGCCGAATACGAGAACGAGCGGAGACATCCGCTCTTCGTGCCGCTCTCAATCACCGGCTACGCCGTCAACAAATCACGAACCAAATGGTACACGCCAACCATCTTTGAGATGCAGCCGCACAACATCAACAAGCTGATCCAGCCGGACAACCATGTCCTGCGCTTCAAACAGCCTGTCCGCTTTCTCGCTCATGCGCGTAGTCATCGGAATGACGTTCTCACTTTGGCGCGCTACACCAAGGAGGGCACGCAGCACGGCTGGTTAAATAACCATGGCTTCGGCATCGCCGAGAAGCTACCCGCCGAGGCCAACGCTTTGCTCAACGACATGATCGCCGCCGGCATGACTCGCCTCCGTGCCAAGGTCGCCCTGATCCGGGCCATCGCCGACATCAGCAAGAACAGCAAGACCCTCGAAGACGTCGAAGCCGTGTGGCCAGACGCCGCCGAGGTGCGCAGCGGCATCATCAAGAACCTGCCGGCCCTGCTGCCAACCACCAAGGCGAGCATCGAGCTGATCAAGAATCATCTCGCTGCCGCCAAGCCGGCCACCAAGACCGCGACCAAGGCCACCAAGAAGGTCGCCTAAGAAGGACCACCATGACTGCATACACCACCGCCATCAGCAAGTTGATGGCCAAATTCACCAAGCCCAGAGAACAGGAGAACAGCCCATGCTTAGCCTAATCGACATCGTCAATGCGTGCAGCGTCGACGCAGTCGTCACGCGCATCGAAGCTCTCGTCGCCGAGATCGTCGCCAAGGGCGGCATCGTTACCGGCGATCACCAGACCAGGCGCATGGTCGAGTCCTTCGTCGAGATCGTTAGAAAACAGACGCCGCTCCCGCACAAGATCGAAGATGGCGACCACATCCGCATGTTCAGCCACACCTGCAAGACGCATGGCCAACACAACGTCGTGACGCTCTGCGACAAGGACGGCATCGACTACGAGCTGAGCAACGTTCCGTCCGCCTTTCTCTGGGCGCTCCCCCTCAAGCTCGATGGTGAGTTTACACCCGACGACGTCGTCTTCGCCATCATCGAAGAATACGCCGGGTCAGTAGCGCACCGGCAGAATTCGGAGATGAACGCTGCCATGCAGCTTGCCCAGCAGATCCTGGCCGGCATGCCGGGAGACGCCAGCGTCAGCGACCTCAAACTCCAGCGCATCGGCGCCGAGCAATTGCGGGAACTGCTCGGTGATGACCCGATCGAGACCCTGGACAGGCTGGCCAACGCCAACAAGCCCACGGTCCACTAACCATGGCTGACATCGAGGAGGTGATGGCTGCCATTACGGCGGCCGTCGCACCTACTCCAGAAACCGAAGAGCCGCCACCTCCGCCGCCACCTCCCGGCGAAGGGGCCTCTTCATTCTTTGGGCCACCGCCTGCGCCGCCGATCCCCGTATCGGAGGACATGGACGACCCAGACACTCCGCTCAAGGCACCAACCGAAGTCATCGTCACCGACGAAGACTGGGACTTCAGCGAGGAAGCATGATCCGCATCCCCAACCTCAAGACATACATCAAATCGATCGTCAAAAGCCCGCCGCCGATCATCGATCTGGTGCCGGTCCCGATCCAACCGACCAAGCGCAAGCCGCTTGGTCCCAAGCAGATCGAGTGGCTCCGCAAGATCCCGTCATTCGACGAACTGCGGTCAATCACTGAGCGCGTGCAGAAGGAGGGCGAAGCCACCCGCTCCAACGCTAACACCTAACACGGAGACTAAGACTGATGGCTACAACCATTGACCCGTATGCAGCGGGTATTCTCCAGGTGATCCTCGACGCCTGGAACCAGAAGTCATACGAGGACCGGCGCAACAAACTCAAAGCCTGCATCACCGGCTTGGGCAAGGTCGTGCCGCTCACCTACGAGGCATTCGAAAAGCCCATCGTCGAAGCACTCTCGGCGTCTGGCACGACTGTCCCTAAAGCATTGCGGTCGTTCTGCGACCGCAACAACCGCCCCGAACTGCTGATGTGCATTGCCGGGTCGATCGCATTCGGTGCATTTGGCATCCACAACAGCGAACAGCTTGAATCGTCTATCTCCTGCCTGACAAGGGCCATCAAGGGGAGAGCGCCATGCGACAACGACCGTACCGGCAAGCCGATCTTCGGCCAGCCGATCAACACGAAGGGGTGGGCAAAGGCGATCGTCGATAAGATCGAAGTAGAGCTGACCCACCACACCCTCACCACCGGCCAACACATCGAAATCCCACCCGAGATGGGCGGTGCCATCACCATCACCACTGTCGAACCAACAACGGAGACCAACGCCATGACCAATACCGCCACTGCCACGACCGAAGCCGTCATTGCTCCGGGCTTTGCCGACGCCATCAACAGCCTGCTCAAGACCGCCACGGGCGGCAAGGTCGAGAGCATTACAGAAGTCCTCGAAAGCGTTGGCGTCCTGGCCAATGCCAACGACCGTCTGGCTGCTGCCACCAAGGCGGCGGAGGCCGAGATCATCAGCCTGAAGACCCGCCTCTCCACCGCTGCCGTGCCGACCACTGGTACGGTGGCCACGGTCGATGCCAAGACCCTGACCTACAGCGTCACGATGCAGCGAGCCGGCGACGTCTTCCTAGATCCCAAGGGCAAGCCGACCCCCGGCCTCGACATGATGATCCCGACCTTCACCTGGACCGATGACAGCGGCACGATCGTCGCCCATCCCAACGTGGCCACCCGCCACAGCGAAGGCGGCGAATTGGATGATCACTACCGCCCGGACATCAAGATCCTGGTGAAGATGTTGCTCACTCTCTCGAACGGCAACAACGTCTGGGGCTACGGCATGCCTGGCACCGGTAAGACACAATGCGTCTACTACATCAGCCAGGTGCTTGGCTGGCCGGTGATCCGCGTCAACCTGGACAGCAGCATCGAGCCGTTCCAACTCATCGGCAGCACACAGATCATCAGCGATGGCGCGGGCGGCACCATCACCAAGTTCGTCGAGGGGATCATCCCGCAGGCTCTCCAGATGCCCTGCCTCATCCTCCTGGACGAGAACGACTACGGCAAATCGGAAGTGCTCTATGCCCTTCAGCGCCCGCTGGAAGGCCAGGGCAAGGGGATGATCCTGCCGGAGGATGGCGGCCGGGTGATCAAGCCGAACCCCTATGTCCGCTTCATTGCCACCGGCAACACCCGTGGGCAGGGCGACGAGGTCGGCTGCTTCCCCGGCGTGCGGACGCAGTCCAGCGCCTACCTCAATCGCTTCACATCCTTCATCGAGTTCAACTACATGGGCAAGGTACAGGAGAAGAAGCTGTTGCTTGATCAGGCACCAGGCCTGCCGGAAGACACCGCGGAAGCCCTCTCCATCTTCGCCCTGAAGGTGCGTGAAGCAGTGGTCAAGGGCGAGATCCTGTTCTTCGTGACGCCTCGTAACCTGATCCCCTGCGCCAAGTATGCGGTGCAGCTTACCCCATCAGCAAGCTCTCCGAAGGAGGCTCTGCTGCTGGCGATGGAGATGACCATCTTCGACGCGGCCAGCAACATGGATCGGCAGAAGCTGCGCCAGATCGCCGACGCCGTCTTCAAGTAAATCACGCAGAAAGTAAATCACGCAGACGCCGCCCCTTCGGGGGCGGCATAACATATGGAGAACGACGATGATTGAAGGAACACTCGCCCGTGAATATGAAGCTGGCTTGGCATCGACCATCAGGGTCCTTGCCGAGAAGTACAACGTCACTGTCCAGTTCGTTGGGCAGGCGATGGAAGCCAAGACCAGCAGCAACAACGTCATCCTCCCCAAGCTGCCCGATGACACCATCATCAGTGCGGCCGATGGCGAGATCATCAGTGGCTTCGGTCTGCATGAGATGGGCCACCAGATCATGACGGACATGAAGTATGGCGAAGAGTGGTTCAAGAAGAATTCACAGCGCGCCCGCTACCTGGCCAACGCACTGGAAGATGTCCGGCTGGAACGGGCGATCACCGAGATCCTGCCCGGCACCAAGCAGAAGATCGAGGCCACCGTCAACAAGGTGGCCGAGCATACCCTGTCCCAGATCAGACCGGGCGATTTAAAGGATATCAACAAGATCGGTCCGATCGCGATCACCTGGATGGGCCGCAAACGTCTGGGCTATGAGAGCGAGTATCTCGATAAGTGTTTGGATGCCCTGCCCAAGGACATCAAGGACAGGATCAATCCCTGGCTCGACAAGCTGTGGGATATACCGACGGGAGTAAAGGGACTGGCGACCGTCGATCAGGCTGTTGCCTATCAGGGCAGCCGCCGAGTCATGGAGATGGCCAGCGAGTTCGAGAAGGAGGAGAAGAAGGAGAACAAGGGCAAGGGCGGCGGTGCTCCGGCCCCAGGAAAAGGCGGTGCGCCGGGCGGTACTGGTGCTGGACCAGATGGCAAGGGCCTGCCCGAACAGACGCTAGAGCAAGAGATTCTGGACACCATGGACCGGGGCAAGGGTGACGATACGGAAGAGGGGCATGAGGTGATCGACCCCAACCTGTCCAGCACGGTTAACCAGCTTGTCAATAAGCTTACCAAGGGCGCCGTCACCGGCATGGGCGCCTTCCATGGCTACCGTCCATTCACCACAGCCTGGGATACCTGGAATGATCGGCACATGACCAATCCGTGGGTGCCGGGCGGGTGCCTTGCCTTTAGGCGCATCAAGCACTCCGATGGCCAAGCCATGTACACAGACCTCTCAGGCAAGCTGCGGGGAACCATCTCGGTGATGCGCCGCAAGTTCGAGCGGTTGGTCGTCAGTCTAAACACGGCCGACTACGAGGGTGGCAAGCGCAATGGACGTCTGCATACACCACGTCTGAGCCGGGTGATGGTCGGTCATACGGATGTGTTCAGGCACCGGGTCGAAGGCAAGCGCGTCAACACGGCGGCCACCCTGCTGGTGGATCTGAGCGGGTCGATGAATGGCGGGGTGCAGGACGACCATGTTATTGGACTTCGGGTCAGCAAGGTGAAGATGGCGCAGCTTGCGGCCATCGCCTTGGCTGAGACGCTAGAGAATTGCGGCGTGGCGGTCGAGGTGTTGGGGTTCAATGCCACCGGTACTCATGACCCGTCGTGGTCGCAGGCAATAAACGCTGCCTGCGCGGCAGACGCCAACCTCCGCCTTAAGTTCGATCGGTTTGCACCGGTCGATATGCACATCTTCAAGGCGTTCGATGAGAGTGTAAGACAGGCGCAGACGGCGCTCGGCAATATTGCCAGGTGCGTTGATGGCAACAACCCGGACGGGGAGTCTATCCTGTATGCGGCTGACCGTCTGTTGAAGAGGGAGGAGCCGAAGAAGATCCTCATGGTCCTGAGCGATGGTCAGCCGGCTTACAATCATGGCCACATGACCAACGTGCATCAGCACACAAGGGACTGTGTGCAGTGGTGCATCCAACAGAAGATCCACACGGTTGGCATCGGCATCATGAGCGATGCGGTGCAGCAATACTACCCGAAGTATGTGGTGCTCAAATCCATCTCCGAACTGCCTGGTCAGGTGATGGAGCAGATCAGCTCGCTGATCCTGGGTGACCGGGTGATCCTCGATAACTCCAAACTTCTTGCCAGCAATGTCCAGCAAGCCAAAGCGGCGCGGCCCGCCTAAGGCTCGGATTCATCGGCGGTGGTTCAGCTTGGCGCCGGGACACAGCATGACCTTCTGGTCGCATGTGGCCACGGTCGCCAAGCGGGAACACGTCAGGCCGAATGATATCCGGGGCATCGCTGCCATCGTTGGACGATTGGCACATAAGATGCAGTAACTACTTTGATAACGTCTGTTCAAACACGGAGAACATTATGAGCAACGACACCAAGAAGCAGATCCAGGACCTGGCCAACAACGAACTGAAGAACCTCGGCCTCGGCAAGGAAGAACCGAAGCCAACCTACAGTGGCTACTCCACCTACAACTATGCGCGGAGCGGCACCGGCTACGGCCGCAGCTATGGCCGGGGCGAAGATTACTTCGACCATCTGGACCGGCCGCGGCGCTTCGAGCCGATCAGCAAGGTCGAGCCGCTGACGACGCCGCGTCGCACCTACCTGAAGAGCGAGACAGAGGCACGGCTTGAAGGCTGGCGTGACCGGCAGCGCCCGAGTGGTGGCCACCTCATGATCACCAATGAGGAGTTCCAGGTCGTGCAAGAGGAACTGCACATGGCCATGGGCGATCTGTTGGAGCGGGCTGGCTTTACGTGGCGGACGCTCGGCAGCAATGGGCTGAAGGCTGCCATCCGGCAGGCAATCGAGACGGCGTTCTTCGTCGAGCCACTGAGCGGCGAAATGTCAGACGTCGCGATTGAAGAGACGAAGTAACCACTAACCTCACGGAGACCGACCATGAAGATGACCAAGAAAGCAGCGAAGGCCCTGGAGGGGTCGATCGATAAGTGGCAGACGATTGTTAATGAAAGGGGGGCATCTAACTTCCTGAAGGCTCTGCGGCCGGAGGTGCGGTCATGAGCGAGGAGATGAAGTTCAAGACCGGGTCGTTCTATGTGACGAGCAGCCTGATCGAGGCGGTCCAGCCGGCGGCGGACGATACGGCGGAGGTGAATGATCTTAAGCATGAGATCGGGGAATGGGTCGCCGACTGCATGAAGCGGCATGTCACGGGCGATTGGGGTGACGCCAGTGACAATGACAAGGCGGCGAACGATGCGGCTTTGGTGGATGGTGGGCGCATCCTGTCGAGCTATAGGGCGCCGGAGAAAGCTGCCGCGTTCTTCGAGGGCAAGGGCTGCGACACCAGCATCTGGATCGTGACCGAGGCGGCATCGATTGATGGTGAAGAGGACGGCCGGGTCACCACCATCCTTTTCCCGTCTGACTATTGAGGGGAAATCAGCATGTTCAAGATCTTCCGTCTGGCTCACAAGCACAACACCGTCATGACGTTCGAGACGAATGGGGCGAGCCAGGAATTCCGGCTGAGGGATGAGAAGTCGTGGCTCTTCTTCTTATTCGGACGGTGTTGGTACATCAACGTTGGCAGGCCGTACCGGGTGTGGGGAGGCGGCGATGCAGCAGGCGTTTGAAGCCTTTGATCGGAGCCACCCCGAAGTCTACGAGGCGATCAAGCGGTACGCCTTTCAGGCTGTGGCGGCTGGGCGCAAGAGGATCGGCATCGCGCTGATCTTCGAGCGCATCAGGTGGTATCACACCATCGAGCTGAGCGATGGCGACTTCAAGCTCAACAACAACTTCCGGGCGTTCTATGCGCGGAAGTTTGCCAAGGAGTTCCCGCAACATGCGGGACTCTTCAGCATGCGGAGCAGCGAGGCTGATGCGCCGCAGGCGGGGCGGCTTGCGGATGCCGGGTTGGCCACGTTCATTCGGGACATGGAGAGGAGGGCGTCATGAGCAAGAGCGCACTGATCTTCATTATCTCCGTGATCTGGGTAATCCACCAGAACAAATACTTTGGATGGAACCTTGAGCCGAAGTCAGACGCCGAGCTGCTGGCGGATGGCATCAGCTTCCTGATGGTGGCTCTGTCGTTTCTTGCAGGGGAGTGACCAACCAATGGAACGCACTGACGAGAACTATAGCGGGCTGACGAATTGGCGCCTCGTTCACGACCTCATACATGCGTGTCTGGCCACCAGCTACGGGGCGCCTAACGCCCCTGAGTTGGTGGAAGCGGCGCTGGCGCAAGTCGATGAGGCGCATGCGTTGCGCGACAAGTACAAGCCGCAGGTGTTGCAGGTCATCGAACTCTGCATGGACGATGACAGTGACGTCGAGGACGAAGGCTTCTACCCACTGATCAGTGAAAGCGAAGACTCCGGTGTCTGGATCAGCGTGAGTAAGTGGGTGCCGATGGATGAGGGGGATGAGTGATGCACGACTTCATGATGCTGGGCGGGTCGCTGATGTTGGGCGCGCTGATGTTGGGTGTGCTGATCTGGTGGATTGCTTGGTCAGACCAGAAGGATTGCGAGAGGATTGAACGGTACAGACAGAGCCACCCCGAAGATGAGGAGAGTGTGTGATGGATGTGAGGCTGCATGACTTCGATGCGGAGAAGAAAGGAGTGGTGTCATGAGCAAGTTCTGGGAGCGGAGTTGGATTGCGTGTGCCGTAGTGCATGCCTGCGCATGCGTCTTCGGTATTGTTGGTAATTATCTGGGCATTTGTTTTGTCAGCGCCATCTTCTTTGTGTGCAGCATCATCGCCTACTTCGATTCGAAGAATTATCGCATCGAGCTGGCGAAGTTGGACGCAAACGTTAAAGAGCTTGTAGCGGCAGCAGAGGGACATGGCCATGGGGAATGATGGGGTGCGCGATGAAGAGGTCGAGGGCCGCAGGCCAGTCGACTTGCCGATGGGCCGGTATCGGACGGTGCTGTTCAACTACTACTTCGAGCAATTGAGGGGCGAGGATGATCGGATGGTGAAGGCGGCGGAGCGTGTCGCTGAAGTTGTGAAGAGCGTCAAGGTCGGGAAAGTTGGTGAGCCGTTGATGTCTGACGCTGAGAAGTTGGCCAAGGCGGAGAGGGCAATCGAGTCGCTGAGTTTGGTGGCGGCTATCCTGATGTCGACGATCAATTGGTACATTAAGGGGAAGGAGTATCCAGAGGAAGACGATAAGATTTCATTAGACATTTATCAGCGAAACGGCGGTACGCTTTTCTATAGTGGCATCAGGGTAGGTCAAATCCTTGATGATGCTGGTTTGGCTCTCATCGAGCATGCGGGATATCCAGTGGAGGCATTCGAATGATCCCCGATAAAGTGAAGGAGGTGGTCGAGCGTCTGAGAGCAGAGGCCGACCGCGAGAAGGTAGAACTCAAGTCTAGGGTCGCTGTCCTGGAGGAGATGGTGTCGGCCCTGATGGGTGGATTGAACATGATGCGGTCGTTGACCCAGGCGTATGTCGATACGGCGAAGATCGATACGGATAAGTCGGTCTTCGAGGCCACGGTGTCGGCGCCCGATGGGAGTGTCAGTAAGAAGCAGATCACGCTGACGGAAGTCCTGAAGAGGGCCGACATCTTGTTGATGATGAGGGACACGGAGAACGAAGAAGAAGCGGCGGAGGTGCGGCCATGAAGATCGGCGCAAGCATAAATATCATGTGGCTGTGTCCGCATTGTCGGCGATATGCGCAGACGCAGGTGGACCTGGAGAATTGGAGGGTGGGATGAGTGATGATCGGGATGACACAGAAGTCGAGCGGCTGCGCAACGTCTGTGCGGAGGCGTATCAGTTGGCGGGTACGTTAGGTGGTTCGGTAGAGGCGATGGATAATCTCGCGGCTGCGGCGGCAGGGGAGCCGTTGCCGCATGAGAGCTTTCTTCCGGTTGGGATGGCGGTGCCGAAGGGGCAGAGCATCGAGAGGGGCACGGAGCTGTATCGGCGTCAGTTCGGACCGACGACGGAGATCGTGCTTGTGATGGCAGCGGTCGGTATAGTTTTGTCGACAGTTCTGTTGATCGGCGGTAGTGGCTGGTTGATTTGGTATCTGTGGCATTATCTGAGTTAGATGGACCACAAGTGCCATGCACCATGGGTGCGACCGATGCGAAAGAGGGATTGTGAAACATGGAGACTGACCAATGACCAAGGTGACGATTGAGTTTGATCCGGCCAAGCTGAAAGTTCGATGAGATGCGGAAGGTGGCGGAGATTATGACGGGGCTTGAAGAGGTGGCGAAGGGTGGCCTCTTCAAGATGGTGGTGGATGAGACCCGCCTGTTGGCAAGGTCGGGCCTTCGAAGAAGTTGAAGAGGGCCATTGGGCATGCGGCCAAGGCGAGGGAGCGGCGCCGGTTGGGGATGCCGGAGTTCAAGATGGAGCGGGCCACCAATGTGAGGGAGGCGGAGGCGATGATGACGCCGCCGATGCGGGCGGTGTGGGATGTCATCAAGGAGTATGGCGATTGGATTTTGGGGAAGGAGATTGGGGAACTGGTGAGCGATCGGTATCCGCATTTCCAGTCGTGTATCAAGGCGCTGGAGCGGACGGGGATGATCGTGAGCGAACAGCAGTTGGCCGATGGGTGGCGCAGGGTCAAACGGTATCGGGTGAATGATGGACGAGATTAGGGTCAGGGCAGGGGATGCCGTGCTGATCTTGCATCAGGATCAGACGTATGAGGTGCATGTGCCGGTCAATCACAGGGATATGGCAGTGAACTGGGCGGGGCTGTTGGCCTTGGGGTTGGGGAAGTGTTTGGAGAATTCTGACTGGACGGACAAAGTTGTCAGGAAAATACACCGGGAGTTGGTGATAAAGGGAGCAGAGCCGGACGTCTGATTCGGGAGGGAGTGTGTAACGGAATGTGTCTGAGGGGAGCGAAGCAGAGTAAGGAAAAGGAGGGACGAATCCCTCCTTTTCACACGGAGACCAACACCAATGGCAACAATTTGAAGCAGTTGGTGAAGGAATATCCACCACCGACCAAAGTGGTGGATGGAGTAAATCTTAAAATACTTGCGGGGGTTGGGGAAGAGTATCATATTGGTGGCAACCCAGACAACTTTGGGCCAACAACGATACGGATACGGTCACAATGAAAAAACCGACAGGTAAGGGCCGGTCAGGCCCCAATGGCGACAAGCCTGAAGTCAGCGACAAAGAGAGGATAGCGTACTTAGAGGGACGTCTAAGTGCGCTTGAGAGCTTTGTGCAGGCGGGATTGATTGGGGGTCAGACGCAGCAGAGAACACAGGGATCTGCGGTCGGATTGTCGAGCGATGTCGTTAGGCTGCATGAGCAGATTTTGGATGGGGCGTTTGGTCGGATGACGATCAAGCAGCATGCTGCTTATCAATTGGTCATGGCGGGAAAGAGCAATAGAGAAATTGCGGACGTGCTGCATGTGAGTGAGAGCACGGCGAAGACCTATGTGTACAGGTTGATGAAGCACTTTGAAGTGAACAATAGAGCGCAGCTCATGTTGAAGACGAAGTCGCATTGGGATGCACTGGATGCTGGCAAGTATCAGAGCATTGCGGGACTGAGGAAGGACTGGGCAAATTCGATTAGGGAGGATGAGCCGGTGCTGGGGATGTTGCGGAGCAGGAGAGGTGACGATGAGTGACCTGAAGTTGAAGGTTGTGGATGGGGTGTATCACGTCCACGGAACCTTCATGGGTCAGAGGGTGAGGAAGAGTTTGAAGGTGCCGAAGGGGCCGGGCATGAAGGCGCTCGCCGAGGCGGAGGTACGGGATATCAAGAAGGAGATCATGGAGGGCGTGAGCAGGGGACCGGTCGCTCATGGCAAGACGATGGTCGATGTTTGGTACGGGTATATGGAGTGGCGGAAAAGTCAGGGAAGGTTACAGCATCAGCAAGAGCGCGAGATGATGAACCAGATGGACTGGTGGGGAACGACGGCGGTGGCCAAGGTCACGACGTCGAAGATCATGGAGTGGGTGAAAGAGCAGAGGGTCAAGCCGGGTACGACGAAGCGACGGCTCAATGATTTGAGTGCGGCGCTGAACTTGGCAAAGAGCATGGGGTGGATCAGGGATGTGCCGGAGATCCCGCGGCCGAAGGTCGATGATGCGAGGGACCGGTATCTGAATATTGAGCAGATTGATCAGTTGTGGGCCGACTTCGAGAAGGAGAAGGTCGGGGTCAATCTTGGGTTATTGGTGGATGCTGGGCCACGTCTGAGTGAGGCGGTGGCCGTGCGGTGGGCAGACGTTGATCTTAAGGCGGGCGAGGTGACGATCAGGAGGAAGGTCAATGGGAAGCCACGGACTCGGAGTATCAAGCTGAGCGATAGGTTGTGGGTGGCGCTGGAGTGGGCCAAGGAGCAGGGCTGGAAGGTGCCGTTCGGGAATGCGGCAGGGGAACCCTTCAAGGACCGGTGGGAGGTGCAGGACTATGTGACCAAGGCGCTAGATGGCTGGCTTGAGAAGTATGGGATTGATGATTTTAGGTTGCATGACCTGAGGCATACCTTTGCGTTTCAGGCTGGTCACCATGGGGTGGACTTGGGCGATCTGATGGTGCTCATGGGGCATACGAATATCAGCATGACGATGCGGTATAGGGGGTTCATTAAGAGCAGGGCGCAGGTTGTCATTGGTGGATTTGGGAAAAGTGGGCAGGAAATTGGCAGGAAATTGACAAGTGAGGTTGTGGCTGAGGGCCGGAATTCTACCAGCGAGCGTGGCGAGTTGGTAGAAAATGATGATGAATCAATGATTTGA